CAATAGCACAAAACAATCACCCGGCCCGTCTGGTTAAGGATACCGCTTGATTATGGATACCGCTTGATTATGGATTCCACAATAGCACAAAACAATCACCCGGCCCGTCTGGTTAAGGATACCGCTTGATTATGGATACCGCTTGATTATGGATTCCACAATAGCACAAATCGCTCATCCGGCCAGGTACGTTGATGCCGGATTCCGCCTCAATTGCCTTTGCAGAAAGTTAACGATAATAGCACAAAACGCTCATCCCCGCCGTAAACGATCTGTATTGATTATCGGACGGAAGGGGACTTGCCGTTTGTAAAGTAAATTGGTTTACAGGGGGCGCGCAAACTAACAACCCTTAATTTTCAACGGAAACGGCTCTCTGACGCGACTTAGCATATTGCCGGTAAATTATACGCGTTTGCCGACGAGCGAAGCGAGGAGGCCCTTAGCGTTGAATTTTACGGCATTACAGTATGATTCGGAAAGGCGCGGCCGCAAGGACGCGAATTTCATATGGTTTTCTCGATTGTTTTCTTCTTCTTCTCTTTCCCCCTTTACCCCCTATCTTATTATTATCTTTCATCCGGTAAAATTAAAAATTTTACTTTTTATTTTAAAACTTTTTATTACTTTAACAAATTTTTATTTTTAATTTTTCTGAGGGAAAAATAAAAATTTATTGAAAGCAATAAAAATACTGTCCGGACTATCAAAAGAGTTATAAAATAATTAAGGGGCTATAAGGAGGACTATGGGCGGTCTAATAAAAATAACACCCAAATGAAATTTGTCTGTTATTTTATTCTTTTGCCCATCATCCCTTCTTATCCCCCCTATAGTCCCCCCTTTTCCTCCCTTCTTCCCTTCTTCCTTTAGGTTAAAAGTTAATGCGTTTATTTGCAATTTCGCGTAACCATGCTACATTAGTTTTGCCCGAAAAATCAACCCAAATACAGAGCAGCCATGAAAACTCAACCCGTAACAACTACTTTCCTTAATTGCGCCCTCCAAACATTCGGCCTTGTATATGTAACCGATGCGCGTATCCCCCCACCCGGTTATGCTGCTCCGCAAACAGTATCCGCATATCGCTTTTCTGATACTGCCGCGCCGGATCAGGTTTCCGTTTCCGACATCCAAGATTACTTCACGAAAAACAACTATTCAGTTACTATCCTTCAATCCGATGATCCCGCGTATTTCATATATGCGTCAATCCGGCGATTCCGCAAAAACCGACATAAAACCGTCAATCATAATATCCGTTTTGATGTATGCCGCCCGCCGCAATATCACGAAATAAACAAGACATTTCAATCTATAAAAGTTCTCGATATCGTAAAATACCGCATAACGGAACATCCATCCCGTTTCAACATAACCGGCATCCTTGCGCACTCTGATGGTAAAATCCCGTTTACCGTCAACGTCTACAAAACTAACCCTTTACAGCCGCGTGTTCATTGTGAAATACCGCCTATAAAGACGAAAATTTACTTATCCGTTAGAAACATTCTACGTAAGTTGTTGAAATTCAACAACAAACACAAATTATCGTAAATTTTCGCAAAATTTTTCGTTTTTCCCCTTGTAATAAGTTAATATAAGGTTATATTATACACTGTAACACAAAAACAACCAACAAGAGGGGGCGCGAAAATGAACATTAAGTACATCATTAGTGCGAGCAGCGAACGCCGTTACACACTCTTTATCGATCAATATGGTAATCGTTGGGAAGCTTGCACCGTCTCAGAATTGCGTGATAGCATCGGAGGTGGCCATGTTTTCAAAAATGTACGTTGATGATAAATCTGGAAACCGATATCATATTGGGTATGTCATCGGCCGCCATTGGTGTACGGCCTATATGCCAGTGCGGATTTTACAATGAAAACCGCTCCGATGCTTGAAAAATAAATAAAGATGGAGGAACAAAATGAAACTCAATCACGAAATTTTCCACAAGTTTTTCCGTGCTGGTGAAACGAGTGTGGCCGCGCTAAGTCTAACACAAGTTTTTATGGCAAGGCGTTCAAATCTTATAATACTACAATCGGTATCAAAATGCCGGGAAAAGACGGCCGCCCGGTATTGTTGATCGCCGAGTGAAAACTGTCGGGCATCGGTTAAAATATTCAATCGCGCCATTGGCGCGATTGAACAATGCGCTTGAATGAATCATGGATGTATTTATTAACCTTAAGTATGTAAGGGGTTTTTGGAGTGAACCCTATCAGGAAAGTGCCTAACTCGCTTTGTAGCTCTAAACTAAAGCAATTTAAGGTCGTTTAATGTGCATGACAAACGAACAATTACAGAACAGTATAAACGCGGTCAAGAACATAGCAGCGTTTACGGCACTGATACGTAGTTCTGCAATCGATGAACAGATTAAACTATCGGAGTACCTTTGCGCTAAAATATTCATCAAGTCTCATACTCCGCGCAATCCAATTGACTATAGTACAATGTATCATCCCATCGAAGAAGAGATTGTAAAAGCGATTGCAAGCGGTATAGACGTTGATGATTTTGTAGCACAATTTGTAAGTATGGATATGCAATCGTCGGCATCTATGCTCCGCAGACGTTATCATAAGATCGCTCATCTACTCTCGATTTATCAGGCATACAGTAAACCACCAATGCAAATCAATTTAGACGGTAAAATCTAGTCATGTGCATCGGCATCTATAATCACATCTTTTGGTTTTTCCTGCATGTTGAAAACCACCGTGATCTTTCCTCCGGTGTGTGCATCGGCATTTGCATCGCCGATATTGGCAACTTTTACAAGCGTATTGATTGCGTTAACCACATCGGCAGGTTTGGTTTCTTCCTGATTTATAATGTTTTCGAGACGTTTTGTGACACCTATAATCGTCGGCTTGTTGATTTCCCATTCTGCTGCTCTGAGAAATTTAATCCGTTCTCTTATCCTTTGTTTCATCATCATGCGGCGCATATTGTTGATGTCGATGTGACGGATTCCGGTGATTGGCGTCATGTACTCTCGGTATGCTGTATAATACTCTTCCGTGGTATGTGCATCGGCATCTATAATCCAATTAAGGAAATCTTCAACACGTTTATCAGCAATTGGGATTGCGGGATCGGCATCCTTGTCGTCAAGGCAGGCAGGGAGGCAGTCAAGTGCATCGGCATTTGTATCGATTACTTTTTCACCTGTATTTTCTCTGCGTTCAATTTGATTTTTAAGTTTAAAAGCCATCTGGAATCTCCTTTTTGTTTCAATATACCATGATACAGTAAAAATTACAAATAAAAGTTAAAAATTAATGCGCAATAGGGCTTGAAACTGTGACACGTGAATGCTACATTAGTTAAAACCGGCGCAATAGACCTAGGAGTAACCATGCAGACTGTGTATGAAGTCATCGGCGTCATTGACGCGCACACATGCGTAATCGTCGGCATCTTCGCTGACCGGATCGCAATGTGCGATAAGTTGCAGGAACAGTTTTCGAAATGTTATTTGAAGTCAAACGGCAAGAGGATCGATATTATCCCTGTAAGCGTCGGCATCTGTATGCGTAATAGATTCTGTAAACTGTACAGTAAGGAATCAGGAAAAGAGTTGTACCGAATTTACGCGATAACGTTAAACAAAGTGAATCCTGAGTTGCATGAAAGTTTTAAGTAAAAACGATTATTTATACTATAAAAGAGATGGTAAGCATTATCGGGTTCCGGCTTCCGATAAAAGCATAAATGCTTTATTGCGCAGGAATTATGACTGTTCTGATGTTCTTACTTTAGGCGGCAGATTGCGCGTCCCGCTGTATCCATATCAGTATCAGGCGCTTTTACAGGCTAAGAATCACAATTGGAATATTTTAGACGCGGATAGCATGGGGTTGGGGAAGACCTCAACGGCACTTGGGTGCATCGTTGCATCTGATGCAACGAAAGTGCTTATCGTGTGTCCAGCCGCGATTAAGTATCAGTGGAAACGGTATATTGAAAACTGGGTAACGAAGCCCGGAATCATGTATGTGTGCGAAGGGCAGAAGTTTGAATATGGTGGCTGCCTGAGTGTGAAACACGCCAACTACGTAATCATAAACTATAACATATATGATTATTGGATAGACCTGTTTTGTAAATTGAAGTGGGATATGGTTGTGTACGATGAAGCGCATCGGATCAAGAAGGTGAGTATACCATCGGCACCTGTGAGATGTTCTGCTGCCGCGGATATGCTTGTGCCGCACGTTAAATCGTGTATATGCTTAAGCGGCACACCCTTGACAGATCGTACTGCCGACATATGGCACATTGTTAAACTTGTGAACCCAAACTTGTTTCGATCATACTTTCTGTTTCAGCAGCGGTATTGCGGGGGAGCATCCGGCGCGTTTTCCAGCGAATCGAGAAGCGCCAATACGATAGAGCTGCATAATAAGCTGATCGATAGCGGCGTCATGATTCGCAGAACGAAAAAAGATGTGTACAAAGAGATACCGAGAGTTGATATCGACGTAGTTCCGTTTAATGTTCGTTCCGCTGCACTGGATACGCTGGAAAGGGAGGCCCGGCATCAGACATTATGGATGAAGAAACAGACCGGAAAACAGCGCGGGGCCGCCATGTTTAAAGTTCGGCAGTCTTTTGAAAAATACTTACAGGAGGCGATACGATTAAAATTACCGTATATTGTAGAATGGCTTAAAGATTTCATGAATGAAACCGATGAAAAGATTGTAGTGGGCTGTATCCATAAAGAATTGTGCGGAAACGCTTTGTATCATGAGTTTGGGGGGTCGTCTGTACTTATAAATGGAGATGCATCGGCAAAACAAAAAGACAAACTTCTTACCGAGTTTAAAACCAACAAACAAAAAAGGATGCTGATATGTAACATACAATCTATGAAAGAAGGGGTGGACGGCCTTCAAAACGTGTGCAGCCATATGGCGATATGCGAACTGCCGTGGTCTCCCGCGGACATCGATCAGCTTATCGCCCGTCTAGATCGGAACGGGCAGAAAGAGCGTGTGAATGTTTCGTTTCTTGTGGTGTATGACAGCATCGACGAGATGCTTGTCCGTACTTTGGATAGAAAAAAGAAGATAACAACTGAAGTTCTTGATGGTAGAGCTCCACATAAAAAAGAATTACTGGTAAATCTATTAACCGGAGGATGTTGAAATGAAAGATGGTACGAAGCTTGTCATCGTGAATGTGTGCGCGATTGTATTGATTATTTTTGTGGCGGTGCTAGGTGCTATCGGGATTCATTATGCTCTTCCCGATCGGCAAAAGGAAGTCAAGTATGAAGAACCAGTAGTCGAAAACCCGAAAAGCAATGTAAACGTATGCGGACACATCATAGGTGAAGAGTTTGTACCGAAACCGGAGTACAAACCTAACTTGAAAGGAGACGCCTACATTTACTGGTATGATGCTGCTACTATGATTACGTTTCGTCCTGTAAATGGAATACTGAAATACGCATCCATTACTAAGCTATGCGTTGATGGTGCAGACTGCTACGCTGAGTATTCCGAGATGGGAGCGTATTATGTTAAGAGATATGGTGCGAAACCTCAGAAGCAGCCTGATTCTCTTCTTACAGATGACGGTGTATGTATCGATTTGAAGTGCAAAATTGTAGACGGTAAGTGGTTTCTTTCCGTAGTGATCGCTAAACTTGACAAGTAAAGGTGCAGTATGAATATTAGTAATATCAGTGTGTACAATCTCGAGAAAGCAATCGTTGCCAGCGGATACCCCATGCTCACCGAATACGATCCTTGTAAAGTAATGGATGAAGTATCTGATGTACAGGAATGGATCGAAACTTATTACAGCATAAAAAGTCAAGCCCTTAATAAGCATATTCAGAGAGCCATTCGCCTGTGCCAAGCCCCTTCCAATTCCGGGCATTGTAACTTTCTGTCCGGCATCCTTGTGACGATGGATGTTACAGCCTCTAACGTGTGGTGGCTGCAATGCGGGAGGTACCACTTTATTCAAAACGTGTCTTCTATGTCGAAAATGCACAAACTCAAGGCTATGAGAGCTGCCAAAGATGAATATATGTTTCATCCTAAAGTATCAACTGTGATACAGAATGAGTTTTTCGATGACGACGTATTTTCAGATGTGAATGATGACGCAGAACTTGCGTACTCGTGTCCTATGGGAATGCTGCTCGCTGCGCATATCTCTACAAATTATTTGCAGTTGCGAACGGTGTACGGGCAAAGAAAGAATCACAAACTCAGTGAGTGGAGGACGTTTTGTAATATGATCTCTACTTTGCCGTTCGGCCCTGAATTTATTGCGCAGGGATTATAGATGTATGAGAGACGGGATTGTACAGCTTCTGGAAGACAACCACATTCCTTACAAACTACGTAAAGAGTGGGCCAATGTGTGCTGTCCTTACTGTGGGGATAATGATTTTCATTTAGGTCTCACAGATGACGGCAAGGCAACATGTTTCCGGTGCGGAACTCACAATATAAATTCTGTAATCCATGAGTTGCTTCATTGCGGAGCATCGGAATCTAAATCGATTGTACGGAGGTACATATGTAGATCTAAAAGCGAGCGTAACGATGATCCCGCCAAAGTATGTTCGTCGGCATTTGAGTTTAAAGTTCCTTCGTCGGGAAATATATTGAGAGCCAAATTTCCTTTCATGTACTTGAGAAGAAGATTTAAATGGATGCCGATAGATGAGTTTGTAAGCATGGTAAAGCGCTACGGTATTACATACACGGATAACGAGTTTGTAATGCAGAAACCCGACGGCAACCTTACCGGAATGTTTGCAGGGAGGATCGTTTTTCCGTTGATGCATAACGGGGTACCAGTGTCTTATCAATGCAGGGATTACACGGACAGTTGCAAGGTAAAGTATATGACTGCTTATCCTGAGTATGAACGGATAATGCACAAAGACGTCTTGTATGGGGAAGATGACGTACCTTACAACAAAGTAATTGTATGCGAGGGGGTGTTCGACGCTCTCAGCATCGGCGCAGGGGCTGTACACACCTTCGGTGTCAAATGGAGCAGAAGTCAGGCTGAATCTCTTTGTGCATATGATAAAGTGTATATCGCTTATGACAATGATAAAGCTGGAAAACTCGGTGCGGAGTCACTGGCCAGTGCGATTAAGCATCGTGTAAAAGTGGCGATCGTCAGGGTGTCGGCAAAAGACATAAACAGTTGCAGTCAAGCAGAAATAGAAGATATCAAAGCACTTATACAATAAGGAGGAAGTATGCAGGGATCGGAAATATGGGCTGAAAGTTGGGGCGTACTGCCGGAAGTTCCTTTGTTTGAAGACAAAGTTACCGGAATCAAATATGATTTCAACTATGGATTTCGATGCCATTCTCCGAGCGACAGCGACGATATGTTTAACATTCATATCGAAACATCCGCAGGCGACGTGTTGTGTGACATACCTCTTGCCACCGGATGCAAGTGGAGCTTTCCTTTTAAGTATTACATGGACTACACGGTTACGATAACCGGGAAGCATGGCGTATTCCGGGAGACGCTTGATCTTACTGATAAAACAGTTATGATTATGTGCAGCGTAAGGACGCTTGGAGATTCTCTTGCATGGTTGTCCGCCGTTCCTGCCTTTGAAAGAAAGCACAAATGTAAGTGTGTGTGCGTCGTGAATAACGATATCTATGAACTGCTTAAGGATTCAGAGCAGATCAAAGTAATTAAACTTGAGGATAAATGCAATTACACTCCATATGCTACATACTACTTGGGTTTGTTTTTCGATGAATCATACAGTAAATTTTGGCAACCGTATGATTTCAGGCTTGACGGCCTTCATGAACAGGCCAAAAACATTTTAGGAATCCGCAACGAGGAAACCCGGCACCTTGAGCTTAGAGATACAGGTACGAAGCCCCTGGCCGGTAAAAAGTATGTGTGTATCTCATATTCCGGCAGTAAGGCGAACAAGTTTTGGAATAATCCGATCGGCTGGAAGAAGGTGGTCAAGTACCTACATTCTTTGCAGTATGCAGTTGTGTGCATCGACAAATCTGATGTATGCGGATTTGCTCCCCTATACTACGACATGCCGAACGGCGTGATTGACATGACCGGAGACCTTTCTTTGCAGTCAAGAGTTGACGTACTTAAGGGCGCTGAGATGTTCATCGGCATGGCAAGCGGGCTTTCGTGGCTTGCATGGTGCAGCGGAGTGCCAGTCGTTATGATTAGCGGTTTCAGTCTGCCGTATGCAGAATTTTACACAAAGTATCGTGTAATCAATACAATGTGTGAGTGCATCGGATGCTGGAATGACACGAGAATTCAGTTTTCTCGCCATGATTACATGTGGTGTCCGCGTATCGACGATAGGTTGAAGGCACTCAAAGTTTCAGATTCCGAAAGCGAAGCGGAGTATCAACGTCTTTCACAAAAACGTTTTATGTGTACACAAACCATTACACCCAATATGGTTATACAGAAAATCAATGAAGTTTTAGAGGATCAGCACAGGGAAAATTAAGAGCCGGAATTAAGAGCGGAAATTATTAATTTATGGGCTTGAAATAAGTTAAATTCATGTTATATTACATTATTAACTTATTTCAAGCGTGGAGAAAACCAAATGTTTGACGTCCCTATTTTGTTTTTTGACTTGGAAACTACGGGGGTTGATCCTGAGGAAGACAGGATTGTGCAGTTTGCAGGTATCAGGACGACACCGAATCATGAGCCTGTCGAGTTTACCTTTAAGTGCAATCCTGAAATCGAAATTTCAGAGGGGGCCAGTCGGGTTCACGGCATCACGAATGAAGAAGCCAAGCAGTACGCTGCTTTCGATGCTTTTTCTGATAAACTTTACCGCATGGCACATGGTGCCATTTGGGCAGGGTACAACAACTTCAAGTTCGATATCCCGATGTTTATGAATGAGTTCAAAAGACGCGGGCTTAAAGTTCCTGAGTGTGCCGGAGTGCTGGATGGCTATAAGCTTTTCACACATTTTTACGGCCCGGCCGGGAAAGGAAAAAGAACGCTGAAAGCTGCACACGTGCATTACTGCGGTTACGAATTTGAAGACGCGCACGATGCTGTGGCTGACATCAGGGCTACGATCAATGTGTTTGAAAACATGATTATCGAGCATGGAGATGACCTCAAAATGTTTCTTAAGGTGTCCGAAGCGCTCCCGCTAAAGATCGATTTTAAAGGGATGTTCACTTTCGACCCGAAACGGAAAGTAGCCGTATTGGGGTACGGAAAATACAAGGGGGTTCCCCTCGCGGAAGTTCCAGTATCTTACTTCAAGTGGATTAGCGATACGACCGGATTCAATGCAGATACAAAGAAAATCGCAAGCGAAGCCTGTCGTGGAATTTTTCCTCAGTATCAAAAGCCGAAATTCAAACGGAATTTCTGATGTGTACAAAAGCTGTTTTATGCGAAATGCTGTACGAATTACAGTCGAATCGTCTTGAAGTTATTCTTGTACCTCAGGATGAACCTGTCAATGTGGGGGCTTGCGTTCGTGTGGCGGTTGCATTTAATTGCCAGTGGTACAGGGAACTGTGTGATGCATTTGAATCGAACAGGAAGAGAAAATATAAAAAATTTAAAACAAAAGTAAAACGTAAGCGTATAGAGCATATACTTTTACGTATGATATCGGGAATTAATGTAGGCGGTGTGTACGCTGAGTGGATCAGGGAATACGCCACCAAGATGCAGGAAGAATATGACAAAGGAGTAATGAGTTATGGGGCGCAATAAAATGATCGGAGAGCAGGAATTTAAAAGAATCCAAGAACTTAGAAAGGCCGGATGGTCGTATAAGGCGCTTGGTGAGAAGTTCGGAATCAGTGCCGTATCAGTTTACAAATACCTTTCTGGAAAAACGAAATTCGACAGCACGGAAGATGAGAACGCTTAATTTAGATTATGGAAATGAAGATTCAGAATTTAACGATGAAGAAGCAGCGGCTTCCAAGATACTAAGCAGGATAAAGTCGTCTGTTCAAATGCCTTTACGTATGCCATATGGCAAAAAGATGAGAGCATTTGAGGTATATTTTTCAAAGTTTGATGAAGATACCATAAATCGCTTTATCAGTAAGCTTTCCAGTTCTGTATGGGTTAAGAATTCTCGGTTCTCGTTGGAGATGGTTGTGCGCGACGATATGGTTAATACGATATTTTCGGGTACTGCTGATCCGACGGTGTACAGATATTACAGTATCGAAACTCTTACACTGAAATCTTTAAAATGAAATGCAACATCTGTGGTTCTACTTTAAAGCAGTATGTGCTTTTAGGGGTATCATCAGGTCAGCAGACTGAATTATGCCCGAAGTGCCAAGCTGCCTGTGTCGAAGAGGTACGCGCAGTAAACAAAGCTATGATTTCTAAGCACTTAGAATCGCAGCACGTTCCAATCAGATATCATGAAGCCAGATTACAGAAAGAACATCTCGCTTTCCCAAGCGGGAGGGAAGTACAGAATGGGGAGAAGGGTTTATATATTTTTGGTGATTCAGGTGTAGGCAAGACTTGGCTCCTTGTAGCTTGGATGAAGTATCATCTCAGTAAGGGGGCAGCGTGTACTTATGTTGACTGGTCTGATTTTATGGTTGACTTGAGAATGGATATTAAAACATACCAGTCAAAGAAAGCGTACATACTAAGATCAGACTGTGTATTTATAGATGATTTTGATAGTTCCAATTCGTACATGTACGATGTCATATACAATCTAATTAACAGTTTGTACAGTTGTGGGAAAGTGCTGTTTCTCACGAGCATCGATCTTCCGACACAGCCTAAAATTGCAATGAGACTCGGTGAGATTACATCTCAACTGCACGTCATAAGACAGTGAGTATACCTATATGGAACTTGAAGACGTATCGAATGAGTTTGAGAATAGAATTTGTTATCTATTAGCAACTTCTGACGCTTATATTGACGAAATATCATGCGTGTATCAAAGAGGATTGCTGTCTGGTAAATACTATTCTTTGTTTGCAAAGTTGTGTCTTGCTTACTATAAAAAGTTCAAGCAAGCCCCTAAAGACAAGTTAAATCGATTTCTAGACAACGCTTCCGTGTTGAATAAGTTGTCGGCCGATGACAGGGCCGAATTAAAACTTATTGTAGAATCGTTTGCAAACGAAAAAGAGTGTACGGATATCGACTTTGAAATATCCGAAACATTTAACTACTTTCAAGCAACGGCCATTAACCTTGTAAGTAAGGAAGCGCAGGAACTTACAAACGAGGGAAGAATAGAAGAAGCTAAGTCTCTTCTTGCCAAGTGCGAATCATTTGATCGGGGGAAGGTATCCGGAACCGACGTTTACGCTCTGTCTGATTCAGATATTGAATCTACGGTAAATGAAACGTACGAGCAAATAATTACGCTTCCGGGAGCGCTCGGTAAAGTTATGAATAATACGCTAGTGCGGGGAGGATTCATAACATTTGTAGGAAGAATGAAGTCAGGAAAAACCTATAACATCATGGAGCTGTGCCGCTATGCGAGAAATCAGGGCAAGCGTGTGATTCTGTTTTCGGCAGGGGACATGACACAGAATCAGATGATTATGCGGGTGTGGCAAGCAGACGCGCGCACGACTTCAAATAAGTATTATCAAGACATGCAGCGTATTCCCTATCTTGACTGCAAAAGAAACCAAATTGGGATGTGCATGAACCGGGAAGGTTCCGGAAATCTGCTCAATGACTTTAAGGAAGTTGACCCGTACATCAAAGATGACAATAAGGAGTATAAGCCGTGTACGAAATGTGCAAATTCAAGCCAAGATAAAGAATCATACGATTTTGCAATTACGTATAGGAAAGTGCGACGCCCCATTCTCGACAGCGGCATGGTGCAACGGCTGCGAGATAAGTGGCTAGCGTCAGGAAACAAAGGTGTTTTGCATATCGAACACGCCCCGTCAGGAACCCTTACCGTAGCAAAGAGAAGGGCTATCATCAGGAGCGTGTGCAAGAAATATGGATGGGATCACCCTGACGTAATCGCCTATGACTATGCAGGTATCCTTGCGCAGGAGAAGGGGGATGAGCGTGAAAGTACTCATTACATATGGCAAACTATGCGGGCAGAGGCAGACCCCGAGATGTTCGACTGTCTCGTCATAACTGCAATGCAGTCAAACAGCACGTCATTTAATTTTGAGGATTTAACGATTCGGTCGTTCTCCTTGGATAAACGATGCTTTGACGAGGTATCGGCAGCTTTTGCAATAAACTGCACTCCGGAAGAGCGGAAAAACGGAATTACGAGAATTGCAGCCCTCCTAAAGCGCGAGCATCCGTTTGACGAATCCATGCAAGCCGAGTGTTACGGCTGTCTCGCACTTGGTACTCCTTGGATATGCTCGAGGATCGTTTTTAGGGAGCCGCCCAAGCCTTTGCAGTTTAGCAAATAATTTTAACTTTTTAACTTTTAACTATTGCATTTGAAAATTCATGTGCTATTTTAAGTGGTAAACCCAACTAACCAACAGGAGAAAACAGTAATGGCGAGTAACGAGCAACTGGCGGCGCTTAAGCGTTCTTTGAACAGCTTCAAGGGAAACTATACAAGAGCGCTCAAAAAGGCCGCAAACGCGAAGGAAATGGCCAAGGTACGTGATACCTATCGCCCGAAAATTGAAGAGCTCGAAAAGAAAATTCAGGCGCTCGACCCGAGCAGGAAACGGGTAAAGACGACCTTTACGCTGAAAGGCATGTCCCGGAAAGATAAAGTGATCGCCGTGTTCAAAGCGATTGCCAAAGAGTTCAATCTCGAAGAGGGCGAGATCGACGGTGTAGTAACGAAAGATGAAGATTTCATTGTCGCTACAATTAAAGGCACTTACGATCAGATTCTCGAAACTGATTTCATCAATATCGAACCGGAACTTCGTAAGTTCATGGTTGAAGAGCTCGATTTCGTACCGTTCGATCAGCGAAAGCTTGCCGAAGAATCCGCAAGCAAGCGCCTTGCCAATGCGACGTATGAAGACTGCATTGCCGCTACTCTGTTTACGGAATTTGACGGCAAAGTGGACGCTTCCGAGTGGAGAGCCAAAGCATGTTCAATGTATAAGGGCATCCATAAGTGCGTCCCCAACCGCATTACACGCACGTTTGACGCTATGGTGAAGCTGTTCACTCATCCGAATGTCCGTATCCTTATCAAGTGCGAAGATCATCCGGGTGACGAGGTTTACAACATCAATTTGAAAGCGAAGATTAACTGATGGCTACGACACTTAACAGAAAAACGTTTTACGAGGCCATTCAATGCCTTAAAGACAACGTTACGCCTTCCGAACTTGCGGAGGCGTCCACTTATGCGGTGTTCTGCAATAATCGTATTTGTTGCAGTAATGATTCCGTAGGCGTGAGCGTTCCTTTGGTTACGGACGTCAAGAACTGTGCGGTGGAATTGCAACTGCTGTATGACTTCATTCGTAAGATGAACGATAAGGAAGTCATTATCGGTATGCACAATGGGAATCTCAAGATCAAGGGCAAGAATTCCGTAGCCGAGTTTGCGGTTCGTGAAGATATCATTTATGACGAATCGCTTATCCATCTGAACGTGAATGACTTCAAGCGTCTCCCCGAAACGTTTGCGACTGCCTTGAACTTTACAGGATTCGCAACTGATGGCACGAAAGAAGCGTACAGCCGCTGCGTAATTCATGACGGAGCAATGTATGCCTTGTCCAATGTACGGGCGGCAAGATTCTTTATGGGAGAAGAAGCGAAAAGTCTATTTGACGGAATGACATTCATTTCTCCTGAGTGTATCGGTTTTGTAAACAAGATGTGTCCTAAACGGTACTACATTTCGGATGGGTATGTGCATCTCTATGACGACGAAATGCGCATTTACAGCACGAGAACACGTTCAGACGCAAACTTCCCGATCAACGGTGCGGATGAAGCCCTTGAACTGCCTTCGTCATCGGAATTCCGTTTTCCTCCTGATTTCGATCAGGTGCTTGACAGGTGCAATCCTTTCAGCGGAAAAGACGCCAAGGTCAAGAGGGTGACGATCGATATTGAAAAGGGAGTTCTTACCATCCTTGCTCGGCGGGAGGATGGGAGTACGTTCCGTGAACGGGTTGCGAATGTGCAGTGCAAGGAGCACGTAAGATTCACCGTCCTGTTGAAACTGCTTTCCGACATGGTTAAGCTTGTCGAGGTGTTCAGGGTTGATTCAAGCAGGATCGTCGGAACGGCACCGATGTACACGTGTATGGCTTGTTTGTTTGAGGACTAAAAATGCTCGACCTTCCGCATATTGTACCGGAGTATGAAAACTCTAATTGCTCTGCTTGCAGACTTGATTGTGATTCACGGCTGCAATTGGCAGGACACGGCCATAAGAAAATTCTGATTGTGTTCGATGCCCAAGACGCAATTCAGCAGACTACAAAAACGTACTTTTGCGGAAGTCGTTATACTTATGTTCGTGATCTGCTGTACAAGTACGGCATTACGACGGATGACATATGGATGACTTCCACCATTCAGTGTTATTCCGAGTATAAAGAAGAGCAACACGCCATTCACTGCAAGCCAAACCTCATCAAGACGATAAAGAGGCTTAAACCTGTACTCGTAATCGGTTTTGGTGAATTTACAGCTAAGATGCTGCTGTCTTACATCATTGAAGACGGTGTTTTTCTTGACCGAGTTCACGGTTGGGTGCATCCTAATCGTGAACTTGGCTGTAACATGATGTTTACGTACACGCCCCACCCGGGTTCGGCAAAGTATAAGACGATCGAGGAGTTCATTATCGAGCGCGACGTACACATGGCCATTAAAAGCCTTTCCAAGCCGCCTGACACGTACACGCCGGAAAACAAGTGTGTACGTCTGCTTGAACCTAAAGAGGCCGCCATGTGGCTGCGAGACCGCATAGACGACAAAACAGAACGGTTTTCCGCTCTTGACTATGAAACAAACTGCCTAAAACCGTATAATCCCGCTGCCAAATTGTACAGTTGTGCGGTATGCGAAGATCGTGATAACTCGTATGCGTTTAAGATGGATGATACAACGTATCCTCTTATGCGTGAATATTGGGCTACAAAGCATATCAGGAAGATAGCGCATAACAGCGCGTTTGAGCGGACGTGGACTATCGCTAAGTTGAACGTGATGCCGAGAAGGCTGATCGTGGATACTATGCTGCTGGCTCATGTTCTTGACAACAGAGACGTAAAGTGGCTGTCGATTAAGTTTATCGGCCCTATGCTTACCGGATGCTCCGTATGGAATGGTCACATCGAATCTTATTTGGAGCCGAGTAAGCAGGATAAGAAGCTGTACGGAGAATATGCCTTGAACAGGGTTGCATCAATACCGATCAGGCAGCTTCTTACATACAACGCAATCGATAGTCTTGTAGAGTTTCGTACATTTTTCAAACTGTATGAAATGCTTAAAAATTTTTACGGTACTTTCCCGATTGAAAGCGAGAGCGAATAATGATTACGCCAACTACAATGGATGCCTTTAAGCTTGTGATGATGGGTGAAGAGGCCCTTACTCAAGTATCCGTCAATGGATTTAAAATTGACAGGGACTACTACGAGAGACAGAAGCCCGTTATCCAAGAAGAAATCAAGCGTTTACGTACTCAGATACTCACTCAGTCGGAGATCGGAAGATGCTGGCATGAGAGGTATGGAGATAAGACTAACATCGATTCCAACGATCAGTTGAAAGCCGTACTTGAACACGATATCCATTTCGATAAATTCAAAATCACGGACAAGGGCGGCAAGTCGGCAGACGCTTCCGTTATTGAAAAGCTGCCCTATGAGTTCAGTAACCCATTCAGCAGATATAAGCAGTTCGGCAAAATGTGGGGAAGCCTCATCACTCCCATCATGCTTGGTGCGGACATGAATGGGTTTGTGCATTCAAATATCAACCTTCACACTGTAAGAACTTATCGGTCGTCATGCGATTCTCCGAACCTGCAACAGGTTCCGAAGCACAATAAGCTGATTAAAGAAATCGTAAGAAATGGGTTTATACCTAGAAGCCCAAATAGGATGCTGGCTGAAATCGACTTGCAGTCTGCTGAGGTTAGTGTTGGCTGCTGTCTGCACCGTGATAAGCAGATGTTGCAATTCCTGCACGACAAGACGATCGACATGCATACATTCGTTGAGAAAGAGTTTTATAAGCTCAATGACAATGAATTGTGTAAGGAGTTGCGATCTTCCGTAAAGGGGAGATTTGTGTTTGCTTCATTTTACGGAGCAGGTGCATCATCGATGGCCGCCTCGCTGTGGGAGTATATAGAAGAATCGAATTTCACACTTCCGACAGGCGAAAAGCTGAAAGACCATATGGCCAAGTTAGGCGTAGTCGACTATGACACCTGTCTCCAGCATACGGAAAGGGTATTCGATTGGTATTCCAATACCCTTTTCAAGGAGTACGGTGCATGGAAAGAAGCCATATGGGATTTGTACAAAAAACAGGGATACTTAGATTACCCAACCGGATTCCGTGTGGTTGCCGCGATGACAAAGACACAGGCTATGAATACGATTATTCAGGGGTCTACGTTTCACCTGCTTCTACTGACGCTTATTGAGTTGCAGAAGCGAATGACTTACTACAAGTTAGAATCAAAAATAGTATGTCAGATTCATGACAGTATCGTTTTGGACTTACTCCCTTCGGAGCAACAGACTGTTTTTGATCTGTATCTTGACAGTCAGGCAGCAGTACGCAAGCGTTGGCCGTGGCTGCTGTATCCGATTACCGCAGATGCGGATATCAGCGAAGTAGGCGGTACATGGGCTCACATGACAAGTTATGGAGAAATTACGCATGCAAGTTGATAACTTTGTACACTCACCGATGACATATACAGGGTCTAAGGATAAACTGTTATCCTTTTTACTTCCCTTATTCCCTGATAATATATGTACGCTGTATGATATGTTTTGTGGTGGACTATCCATCACACTCAATACAAAAGCGGAAAAATATGTTGCAAATGATATATGCAGACAGCTGATCTGTATGTATAACCACATGCGCATTGCCCGGACTTCGCTGTTTACACATAGTGTAGATGAGGTTATTTCTAGATATGCCATTGATACTTTAAGTGTTGAATCATACAATAAACTAAGAGATGATTACAACTTTATAGTGGCAACGCGGAGAGAGACTGAGTTTGACAGCGCCGTTATGTTATTCGTGTTAATTGCATATGCGTATAACAGCGTTGTACGGTTCAATTATGATGGGGAATTTAATACCCCCGCTGGTAAACAGAATAACAATCTAAACCCAAAACGTCGTGAGGCACTAAAAGAGTTTATTGACACTATTGTAAATAAGTATGTACTGTTTACGGCTATGCCTTTCAATGAAGCTATGCCGCAAATAGAACACATGGATAAGAACGATTTTGTATACTGCGACCCACCGTACATGCTTACGTCTGCGGAGTACAATAAATTGTGGAGTTACGGTAATGAGTACCTGGTATACTCTACGCTTGACAAACTTAATGCCGCAGGGGTGCGGTTCGGGTTATCGAACGTAGTCCGGTACAACGGGAAGTTTAATCATGTGTTAGCTGACTGGATGAGTAAATACACAGTACATTTTATAAACAAGGACGCTTATGCTGGAAGTTACCGCGTGAAAAGAAAAGAAGATGACATTACACAAGAAGTGTTTGTTTGCAACTACTAAACCAACTGAAAGGGAATAATATGTCACTGTATTTGAAGTATCGTCCGAAAACGTTTGATGAGATTGTCGGTCAGCCGGACGCAGTAAAACTAATGAAGGCGATTGTTGCTCAGAATCCCGAAGATCGCCCGAAAGTATTTCTCTTTGGTGGGGCTTCCGGCTGCGGCAAGACTACACTTGCTACTGTATTTGCGAGGGCGATTGGATGTGATCCGGATCACTCAAACTTTACGGTTATGGATGCGTCAAAAGACCGCAGCATTGACAGGATCAGGGAACTGTGTGACATGATGGGTACGCGGCCGATCGGTAAAGAAGCGCAGGCGCGTATCTTCCTCCTTGACGAATGTCACCAATTATTGAAGCCCGCGCAGGAAGCGCTTCTTAAGAAATGTGAGGATACTCCTCCGCAGACGATTATCATTTTTGCGACTACGGAACCTGACGCTTTGGGCAAGGCTCTGAGGAGCAGGTGTAAGATCATTACGATTAATCCGATGTCAAACAAGTCTATTTACGATAATCTTAACCGGGTTATCAAAGCGGAGGGTATCAAAATTGATGACAAAGACGTTATTAAGATCGCAAGAGCTTCTGACGGAAATACGCGGGTGTCATTACAAATTCTTGAAAACTATATGCTTAATGGCATGAATGCTGACAATGCAATTTCGATGTGCGGAGGCATGGGTGAGGAGCTGAAAGTTGATACGATCGAAATCTGCCGGATCATTGTTGGTAAGAGGCAGAATGAATGGGAAAAGGTAGCCGCTTTTTGCGTAAAGTACAAAGGACAGGGAGAATCTGCCCGTCAAGCTATTTTAGGTTATTTGCGCTCTTGTATTTTGAAAAGCACAACCATGAAAGATCGGATGCGGTTTGCTACACTGATCGAAGTGTTTTCTGTCCCGCACTATGACTGCTCAGACGCTGCACTTCCTATGCAGATTGCGTTTGCTCTTGAAGTGTGATATGGATACAAGTACGTCATCGCTTGAAGTTGCCGATGTAGTCGGCAACCTCATTGCACAGATTATTTATGATGCGATATACAATTCGCATTCGGATATCGATGATATAAAGAAGTCTGTGAATGCTTCGTTGCAACTCAATCAGGAGGTATTGGAATCGCTGTACCATGTCAAAGAAAACAGATATAAGCGCACTTTACATGTCTGTAAAAGAGTTGAACATTTTATTGCGGGAGCATCGTATAAACCTTGTTGTAGATTTTATACACGAAACTGCTTGCGACGTTTTAGACGACTTGGGCGTGCTGAAACGGATAAACGAGTATGACTATAACGTGTGTAAGAAATTCAGTTATGCTAAATGGCATACGACTGTAAAAAACAACACGGCACAGTACCTGCCCATGCTGCCACATCATCTGTATGCTATGTTTTTAGTGTGTAGAAAAATGACCATTGAAGATAAAATTATAGTTATCGAAAATTTTGAACAGACAAGGATATGGAAAAATGTCTATTGAAGTAAAGATTGTGCATTTTATCAAGGGCATCACTGCATCAAATAAGCGGAATGACAAGAGAAACTTCCTGAGTGCGTTTTCGCGTGACGAAGATATCAAGTTGTTTCTCTCGTACATGTATAATCCATACACTACATTTGGAATCACAGGAAGTCAAGCAATGATGCATAACTGTTCAGATTGCAAATGCACTGATATCTTTATGTTGTTTAGGATGCTTGCAGAGCGCAAGCTTACTGGAAATAATGCGCTGTCTGCCGTAAAGTATTATATCGAAACAGCGGTATCATCGGTTGTCACGTTTAAGCCTGAGTATGATCGGACTTCTGTCCGGAGTATCTTTGTAGATATCTTTAATCGCAATTTGAAAATCGGGATCGACAGTACGACTATCAATGAAGTGCTTATAGGCCTGATTCCCGAGTTTAAGGTTGCCCTTGCATTTGACATTAATAAAAACGAAAAGTATAGAGACAGGGTTGCCAAAGAAGAATACCTTATTTTGCGCAAGCTGGATGGCGTCCGTTGCATCACTATCATTAAGGATCATGACATACGATTTTTCTCAAGAATTGGTAACGAGTTTACTTCACTCGGCACTCTCAAGCGTGAGTTACAGAACTTTGCCAATTTCCACAGAGACTGCGTACTCGATGGCGAACTGTGCGTAATTGATGACGAGGGAAGAGAAAACTTTAAAGAAGCGGTATCGCAGATCAAGCGCAAAAATTATGATATGGAAAATGCGCACTATAAAGTATTCGACTACCTGACTTACCCGGAGTTTATGGGGTGTGTTGAAAGCCCGAAGTATGAAGATAGGCTGAACTTCATCAGGAAAAGATTCGAGGGCCTGTCTCCGTCCGTAAGCGTAGTCGGAGCGGTAAGATACACCCCGTATAACTTTACGAAAGCACAGTGCATTGTTGAAAAAAGAGGGTATGAAGGCCTGATTCTCAGGGCGAATCAGCCTTATCTGGCGGGGCGCACTTCCGATCTTTTAAAGGTCAAAAAGTTTGTGAGTGCGGAATACGTCATTGAAGATACGATTGCAACTGAAATGAACATGATGGACATGAATGGGCGCATGATGCCTGTAAAATGCTTGGGGGCCTTTGTGATTCGCCACAAGGGTAATCCGGTATCAGTCGGCAGCGGGTTCACCGCCGAGCAGCGTATCGAGTTTTTGAAAAATGAAGAGAAGTACGTCGGAAGAACAATTACGGTTAAATATTTTGAAGAGACAACGGACGCACATGGCGCTGCCAGTTTGCGCTTCCCCATTTTCGTCGGTTTCCGAGATACATTAATTTAGTAATTTTCCGTTTAGGGTACTTGTAAAGTTAAAAACGACTGCTATATTAAGTTAAACCACAACCAACACAAGGAGGCAACAATGTCGAGTATTTGCACAAAAGAAGAATACGTACAGTACACAGAAGAGTACGTAAATGCGCTTGGGAAGAGCATGAAAGCAACGGCTGCGTATGAGATCGCCAAGCACAAAACACGCTTGAAACTCTACGCAAAGAAAGCAGCCGGGGAGAAGTACACGGAAGAGCAGATCAGAACGATGTCCATTGTGGAAAATGAGGAGCTATACATCGAGTATATGAACGCTTCATGTCGACTGGAAAAAGCACGTTCCGTGCTTGAATGTATGAAAAATATCTACAATAAGGAGGAGAAGTAATGGGTAACGCGCAAACTTTTCTTGAAAGGCTGAGAGCCGAACGTGAACGGCGTCTTGCAAAAAACAAAGAAGCGGTCAGCGGAGAATCTCGTGAATTTCTCCTCACCGAAAATCTTCCGGAGGGGAATAAACTGTGGTGGCCTTCCGAAGATACGGAAGTCACGATGCACATTCTCCCCTTTATGGTGGGGAAGAAAGACAATATTGCGGAAGAGGAAGTCGGGCATTTCGCCATTGTGCGGAAAGTGAAAATCCATTTCCTCCCGAATCGGGCGGTAAAGGTGTGTCCGGAAACGTATGGGCATACTTGCCCGCTGTGTGAAAAGTATCGTTCGTATGCCAAAGACGAGCGAAGCAAGAAGGGCAGCCCGGCCACGAAGTACAAGGCAAAGGAACTCGCCCTTTTCAACGCGCTTTTCAAAGTTCCGGGCAAGGACGGAAAGAATCGTCTGGAGGTTCGGGTTGTGCGGGGAGGCGCTTTCGCCGGGTGGGAAAGCATCATGAAAGAGATCAAGGGCGAAGCTGCCATTAAGGCAAATGCACCTTATGCAGACAAGATTTACATGTTTGACGATCTTGTCGATGGATATTGGATGAATATCCGGTGTAATAAGGCTTCCATTGCTGGCGGGAGCGGCACCGGGGATGCATCGTTCATGCAGTTTACCCGCGTGAATCTTCTGTGGAAAGAGAAATCTTCTCCGATCCCCGAAGCCGTCATTCCCCGCATTGCGGATATCGACATGCTCATCCCTCCCCCGGCTACGGCCGATGAACTTCGGTTGGCCTTTGATATGAAGGATGCCAGCGTCACGGAAGCGGAGGAAGAGGAGTTCGAAAGTCTTGAACTTTCGAACGAGACGCTTGATGAGATTGACTGCGGCCCTAAAAAGAAGCCGGAGCCGGAACCGGAGGCCGAAGAAATCGACGATCTCGAAGAGATGGAGGAAGAAGTGAAGGGAGAGGTTGAAGAGGAGCCCGAGCCCGAGCCTGAGCCGAAAAAGAAAGCGGAAGTCAAGCGCAAACCTGCCAAGAAGGTGGAGCCGGAACCCGAGCCGGAGCCGGAGCCGGAAGTCGAAGAAGCCAAATCCGAAGATTCGGAAGAATCTGATGATAGTGACCCCTTTGGCGATGACGAGTTTGATTTGTAAGCAATAACTTATAGGGGAGGTGTTCCCTCCCTATTGAGGTTTGAGAATGGAGATCGGCTACAAACGTACAGTCAGAGTAAAAGCTTACGAATGTATTACGATGGAAGTCACCGCAGAGGTTGACGAATTCGATTTTACAGAGCTTAAGCAGAAACTCGACAAAGAGATCGAAGAACATGCCGCATACTTAAGGGCAAAGGGAAGCGGCGTGTGTGACGATGACGAAGAACACGCTATTTACGAAGAATGAAAAGACACAGAAAAGAGGTAGACGATATCTACCACGTTGAACTTGATCTCAATCAAGTTAATCCATCTATGACAGTGGATGACTTGAGGGAGGTTGCACTTCGTAATAACGTGTACCTTAAGTATAAGCGGGATTCGGGACTTACCGAAGAAGCTTGGGTGAGGGCTCTTTCCATCAAAAATGAAAGGGAGCGTGCATATTCGAACCTTACAACTATGGTTCCGAATACCATACTTAACAAGGCGCGAATCGTGTCGCTCTCAGTTAAAAAACTTGTTTCGACACTACATAACAGAGGATTATAAACATGAAGAAAATCGAAGCTCCTGAAAATGCGGCAAAACTTCTCGTTGATGTTCGTGGTGTTCTTTATGGTGCCTTCTTTTGGGCGCGAAAAACTTACAATATGGAGAACACGAAAGAGTTTCACGGAGCTATTCTGTACAGATTCTTTCAGAAGCTGAAATACGCGCATTACTACGCAAATACGAATCGCATTTATTTCTGCCTCGATTCAAAAGAATCGAAACGCAAGGAACTTTACCCTGAGTACAAAGCGAATCGCATGAAAAATGAAGACCTGATTGCCTGCTTTCCGTTTTTTGAAAAATTACAGACTGTCATTCTCCCAAAAATGGGGTTCAGCAATGTGGTGCAGTACGAGGGCCTCGAAGCTGATGACATCATTGCTTCTATCTGCATCAACGAAAAGAAGCTCCCTGTTGTAATTTACTCTGAGGATGCTGACCTGTATCAGTGTCTTAAAGGAAACGTCACGATCCTCAGCCCGAGCCGCTCATCTGATAAGTTTCCGTCTTTGATGACGGTATTGAAGTTTCAGAAAATTTTTGAGCTCGATCCGTCCATGTGGGTTGAAGTGAAGGCTATTGCAGGGTGTACGACAGACAACGTTAAACTCTTGAAGGGGATCGGTGAGACTACCGCTATCAAGTATCTGAAAGGCGAACTCAAGAGCGGGATGAAAAAGGCCCTGATCGACGTCAGTCCTGATGTTATCGCGTTTACAAGAAAGCTCGTTGAGCTGCCGTTCGGTGGCGAAGTTCTTGATATCAAGTATAAGCCAGATGACTTCAACAAGGAATACTTTGCAAAAGTGATCCAAGAATATGGTTTGGCTTCTATGGCCACTGATTCTTTTTGGAACGATTTCTTTGGTGGGGTGCATAATGGTTTTTATCGGGATTGATCCGGGAAAAACAGGAAGCATTACCGTGCTGGACGAGAAGGAAGGCACGGTAAATATCACATCAATGCCTAAAACGATTGCAGAAATGCAAGACGTGTTTGATTCTATTTGCAGTAATCGGAATATGAATGAACTCTATGCCGTACTGGAACAGGTTCATTCTATGCCGGGGCAGGGGGTTGCTTCATGCTTTACGTTCGGCAAAGCCTACGGATGGCTTCAAGCCATGCTTGCCGCACATCATATTAAGACGATCGAGATTACTCCCCAAAAATGGATGAAACTGATCGGGGTACTGCCGAAAGACAAACACGCCCGTAAAGTCGCAATTCAGGATTGGGTACAAAAACGGATCGGCAGGGCCTGCGGTCTTGGGGTTGCCGATGGGGTTGCACTTGCTATTTTATGTAAAGAAATTTGGGGGTTGAAATGAATTACGTTCCTAAACTTGGAAGATACATTGCAGAGCACGATATCGACCTTCGTCACATTGCAAAGCGTTTGCATATTTCGCTGACTGCGGCGCGGCGCTACGCCTATGAAACAGGCACAACACGGATGCTTGCTGCTATGGCTTGGGCTTACGCACTGAACTGCACGCCTGAGGATCTGCTCGAAACAAAAGAAACTGGTGATGCGTTGCAGTGGAAAGACAAGAAATAAAATCCATCGAGCTTGTCAACATCCAAAAGCACAAGCACATCACATTGTCGCTTTCCGGTATCAACGTATTAATCGGAGAGACGGAAAGCGGCAAAACGTCAATTTTACGCGGTATTCTGTGGAACATCCTCAACAATACGTCTGGCGAAAAGCTCCTCAATAACGATGGCGCAAAGGCCTGCTCTGTGACCATTACATGCGGTGACGATGTAGTGTCTCGGAACTGGAGTAAACCGGAAAACACTTACGCATTAAACGGCAAGAAGTTTTCCGCTATCAGAACGTCTGTTCCGGATGAAGTAAGTAAGCTGTATGCCGTCGATTCCGTAAACATACAGCGCAGACGCGACGTGCCGTTTATGGTGTACTATAAGGACACGGAGAGTGCTAAACAGTTTGGGGATATGCTGGACGTGTCGGAGATCGATCGAACGATCATGGCCAGTAATGCCCATGTACGCGAGCTCAAGACAGAATGCGACGCTCTGAGCGCGGCGGTATCGCGTGGTGAGAAGGAGCTTGAAGAACTTTCGTTTGTTGATGAAGCTGCTGAATCGTTTTCTGCAATCAAAGAATTAGTAGTGTCTGCTGATTCTGAGGAAAGAAAACAGGAACGTTTGGGAGTTCTATCCGAGAAACTCACGCAAGCCGCCGAGTACACAAACAAGTACATCGCGCTTGGTGGCGCACTTAAACAGTTTACTGCACTCGACAAGTTCAGCGAAGATATCACTCATACTCAGGACAAGTTGGAAGCTTACACACTTCTACATACTTCTCTGTTGAGTGCGGCAAAATCGCTTGATAAGTACAGTAAGTATCTTGAGGCATCGTGCGCTCTCACACACCTTAATGATGATGACGCGTTTGTGCTTAGAGAAATCAGTGTAAGGGGTAGGAAACTTTCTGATCTGAAAAAAGAGTTTGCGTCTCTAGACTGCTCTAAATTTGAAAATTTAGACGCAGCCGTCAAACAACTGAATCAGATCACCAACTCTGCCGAGGAGATCGGTGCTACTGAAAATAAGGTTCATTCTCTATTTTCACTTTCAGTAGACTACGCACAAGCGCAGACAGACAAAACGAAAAAAGAAGATCGGTACAATGCTCTTGAACGGAAATTCAAGTCAGAAATGCCGAAAGTATGCCCGCTGTGTAATCAACCGATAGAGGTGCATGAATGAAGATACTTGCCATAGCGGATATGCACTTGACAGAACACAGGCCGGTATGCCGCTCTGAGAATGAGAACTGGATTCAAGTGATTGAAGAAAAATTCAATCAAATCAGGGACATGGCAGAAGGATTCTGTGCAGATCAAATCGTCATAGCCGGTGACGTCTTTGACGTTCCGGCAAGAAATACAAACTGGTTCATGTGCAAGTGCATTACATGGTTCGATATGCTGAAAACCGTTTGCCCGGTGAATGCAATTCCCGGAAATCATGATTTGATTATGGGAGATCAGGACAGCATTTACAGTACAAGCTTCGGCATACTCGAACAGTCAGGATGTATTTCTCTCCCTGAGAATTTGGGAATTATCCCTTATGGGGAAACTAAAATTCAGGGGGAAACTAAGGCAGTTGTTGCCCATCAGGGGTTGTGGCTGAAAGAAAAACCGTTTGAAGGAGCTCCTGACAGCGGAAATGTACATGCTTGGGTAAAAGAGCACTTGCCGGAAGAGTGCAGACTTCTGATTACTGGCCACTTCCACGTTCCGTTCTGCTGCAAGTCTGGAAACACTGCGGTTATTAACTGCGGAACATGCTTCCGTTTAAGGGCCGATCAGGTCGACTACCAGCCCGGAATGTGGTTGATTGATTACGATCAAAAGTCAGATTCCGTAAAAGTAAAACGAATGCCGTTTATCCTTACAAACCAAATCAGGAGAGACTACATTGAAGAAGAAGCAGAAGAAAAAAAGCGACTTGAATCTCTGGTGGGTTCTGTTGAAGGAGACTTTGAATTGTCACTCAATTTCAAAGATAACTTTTACAACCTCACGTCTGAAATTGACAATCGAGAAGAAATAATCAAAGAGTTTGAAAGGTGTACTAAATGAATGTAGCGGAAGAACTTTGTGAACTCAAACGCGCACTGGAAGTCGCAAAAGAGAATCGTGATCGGGCTCAAGGAAAACTTGAAGTGCTGCACAAGCAGCTTGAGGAATGTGGTTTCACTTCCATTGAAGAACTGCAAAACGCCATCTCTGAGTTGAAATCGTCATACGAAAAGAAGAAAGTTGAGATTCAGGAGAAGATCGATGAGTTTAAAAGAAAGTATGGGGACATGCTCGACGCTTGAGCAGTCACTACAAAATAAGATTGCATATAAAAATGTAATCACTAAACAGTTGGATGCCAAGAAAGCTCAATACGCTAAACTGAAACATGAACTGGAAGTTGCCACAAGTACCCAAGCCCTGATTCAGGAGGCCGCACAGCTCACGCTTTCCAGCATTTCTGTCAAGATAGACACCATTGTAACTAAAGTTATCCAAACGGTGTTTTCGAAGCCGTATAAATTCCATTTGGAGTTCCGAATCCTGTATGGGAAACTCGCTACGGATATGTATCTTGAAAGGGACGGCAAGCGCTATGATCCGAAATCAGATAATGGTGACGGTATGGTGGATATCGTAGCGCTGGCACTGAGGGTTGCAGTAATCTGCCTGGATAAGCGAAACTTAAGAAGGATTCTCATTCTCGATGAGCCTTGTGGGGCGCTGTCCGTAAACTTTCAAGAATATCTAGGGAAGATGTTGGAGTATTTCAGAGAAAAATTGAACTTTCAAATTTTTATGATTGCGGCACATGGTTCAAATTTGAATATTGAATCCGCAAAATACTTTGATGTTCAGAATTTCATTGAGAACGGTGAATACTAATAAAGGGGGCCAAATGGCCCCCTTTATCATTACACGCCGGTAACGAAAAACTTACGTGTAAACTTATCATAAGTAAGCACGTAAGTCACGCCAGCGGTCAGAGAAGTAGCGGTAAGCTGCGCCCCCGTAACTCCCGAATACAGCGGAGCGGAAGAACCGCAACGCGTAACGAGGAACACAAGGTTCGATGCCGTAGGGCTGATGATCGGGATATTAACCCGAAAGAGCTCATTCCGGCACAGATTGCACATTCTTGCATTGATTCCAACGTTCATAGACGTATCGGAAACGGAAACCGAAGCCTTGTATACCCAATTACCGTTGCAGTCTCGATACTCATTACTGCAAAGACAGTTGCAAGCCATAGTATCACCTCCTTCCATTGAGAATGGGATTAGTTGCAACCGCAACCGCACGAGGGATACGACTTCACGCCACAGCCTGTAACGATGCTGTTAAGGGTATTGTTGACCTGCGAGAGCTGATTGCTGGTCTGGCAGCCCACGGCATTGACGATCGCCTGAGTGCGGAGAGCCTGAATCTCATTCGCCTGATCGGTGATCTTCTGCTGATTGATAGCGGCAAACCCTTCACGGATAAGCTGCGCATTCGCATTGGTCTGCTGAGCGATGAAGTTGAGTCCGGCGCGATTCTCACCAGTATATTCGCCTTGCTGGAAACAGGTCTGACAGCCTCCGCCTTGCATCGCATTGCCACAGCTTCCAAATCCATTCCCGAAAGCGTTGTTTTTGCCAACGAGGTAGCCGCCGATACCACCGATTACAGCGCCCCAAAGCGGCCCCCAACCGTTACCCGTGTTGTTTGTGACTGTTTCGTACATAATCCGTACTCCTTATTGCGCTTTATTGCGCTTTATTACTATCTGAATCAGAGCTTGCGCCAGCTTCCGATTCAGCCCACGGCGGCTTACCGCCGACTGTGGTACGTTCAACTTTAGGCATCCCATTAGTTTCTTCCGGTTCTTCCGGGATAAGTCCGGCAGCTTTCGCTTTCGGAATGAATCTTTCAGCCACGTTGTCAGACAGAACTTTCAGCTTTTCGACAGTGGTATCCTTCCATCCCCTGTTCTTTCTGAACGAAATACATACGTCCATAAGGGAGTAGCCGGAAAGACTGGCGGCGGCAATTTCAGATTCCCAATCTGCAAATCCAAGAGCAAGCCCTCCCTGATAATACCTATCAAACATTGCTTGCTGTTCTGCCGCTTTATTGACAAGTCCGGGGCCGTTGTTGACGGTATCGATAAATGTGTTGAAAGATTTGATAACATGATCTGCCGGTTGTCTGAATATGGATTCAATCTTAGCTTTTGTGCTAGGATTATTCATAATGAAAGGCATAATCAAATCTTGAAGATTCATTACTCTTCCTCCATGAGATCATGTGCAAAACTGGAAGTCTGAAACTCCATAGCTTCGTAGATCACTTCGGCGAAAGTAACCCAATCACCGGTGACAACGGCTCTACGGATGGCATGAGCGATTTCGTCTTTCACTTGATCTTCCGTTTTCGGTTTGAAATCGAGGCAGAACACGTTTCTCAAGTTTTCACGGGCCTTATCGTGCATCTCTTCAATGTATTCGGATGCTTTGTCGCACATGTGAGAATACGACCGCATGTGATACTTAGCGATCAGTTCGATATCCGAGCAGTGAAGTTCGACCTCTTTCCCGTCATGCAGTTTAAATTTCACGAGTTCCATATATCACCTCAAAGTATTACATCTAACGAGTGAATTCCCGTTGACTGGTGATACATTATTGCAATCGTAATTGTAATGCAAAATAAAAAGAACATGACTATTGAAAATATCAATAGTCATGTTTAAAGGAATTTAAAATCGAGAGAATGTCTCGAAAAGCTGTTTTATCGAATTTTAGAGACTTGTCCGGGTATACCTCATGGCGCAACCACAGCCTCCTGCGGCAATGATTGCATACTTGATTTGCGTTCATCTCCTCTTTCGGGAAGTATTTACCGCAACCACCTTTACAACGTACTCCCCTGTTGCACTCCTCTTTATGCTTGGCTTGTTTAAAGATGTAATCATGTAAGCATACCAGTGTAGCGTAATCGTAATGGTAAATCGGTCTACCAAACGCGGTTTTCGTCGTAAACACCGGATCGATCTCAAGTTTCGAAAGCAGCCACCTAAGCGTTTTATCCGGTAATCCGGTTATTTTCATAAGCTGTTTTCGGGTATAAGTTTCCATGTAAAATAACCTAAAATCGTGTCACTGTGATGTCGCTGTGATGTCACTGTGATGTCACAGTGACATTAATTTCGACTTCTAGACAGGGTTTGCCGCGCGTTGTCATGTGCACGTTTGGCATTATCTGCGGTGGTTTGCATTTCTTTCATCTGTGACGTGAACTCGGAAAGTTCTCGTTGAGTGGACGCAAGATCACGATTCAAGATCAAAACCAAGATAAATGCGATCAGGGCTAAAGTAATTGTCAAGAGGTGGAAGGCACTGCTTGCGATAAACAAAATCATGATAACCGTTTTGTTTGAAACCACTTGTTTATCAACGCTGTGCTGAATGTGTTCTTTGAATGCTTCCCAATCATTCATCTGTTCGATATCAGACTTCAATGGATTATTCTGGAGCATACTCATTTCCTTATTTAGTAGTTGTGCGGTCACATACAGAGTGAATCCACTTAATTACTTCCTGTGTATCAAACGGTTTAATGCCGTCTGCGTCAATGTACGCAATCGGACGTTTCCGATAATAGGTAAACGGGAATTTGTTGTGCAAGTGCAAAACCCTTTCCGGGTACATTGCCGAGGCCATACAGAGGGTTCCTGAGTTTACCCCGATGAATGCCTGGCAGTGCTGTAAAACGCCTGTAAACGTTGTTACAGACTGTTCTACGCCGCGCGTAGAACAGTTTACAAAGTCATAGGGTTCATTTTTTGCATTGTACTGCGCGTGACGAAAGTATATTTCAATCGGAACTTTACCGCATGATTGGATAGCCTGCCACACTTGTTTCGCAACGTGGTACGGAATATTGTAGTTTGGATTGCTATTGCACATAAAGGATACCCCGATAAACGGAGACGGTACTTTAGGCGGCTGCCATGTAAAATCAAGGCTCAAGTCGAAGTCAATCCCAAGCTCATGAACGCAGCAGCATTCCGGTTTGGAATACTTTTGAAATCTATAATCAGTTGGAGTTTCGTGAAATACGATTACAAACACGTAGTCATAGTATGCCTGCTCTTTCGGCTGCGGAAAGATATCAGTTCTCCCTTCGGCCCATTGCACTGCAATTTCACTTTGCGGAAACAATTCCACAAGTTTTAAGTATAGTGGCATAAACATGATGTCATCCCCCAATCCATGAGGGAAGTACAAAAGGGCTTTACAGCCCTCTTTCAAGTAGTCAGCCACTTTCTTTTTGCTGAAATCTCTAATTGTAATCATGTTACCGCTGTTTAATAAACAAATGAAATTGCATTGAAGATATACGGCTTAGATGGATCAGTGAAAATCCTGCTTGATTTGCCAAGTATGCGAGGGTTTCTTTTGCGTAAAGCATGACATGACCAACTCTCGGACACGTGTAGTAATTTTCACTCACTTTCTCCATCTCATCCGTCACATCTGTACTGACAAGAAGAGCACCGCCCAAATACAGCATGGCACTGAACTTTTTGAATGTCTCTACGATATCATAGTCATGTTCAATGACTTCTGTGCAGGTTACGAGATCATACTTGTCTCGCAAAACTTCCGGATCAGGGCGGTAGTAGGGATCATGCCCGTAGATATGCTTGAAACCTTCTTTGTTAAGCTTATCCACCCAAAATCCACGACCGCATCCATAGTCAAGGATATACGCATTAGATTTCAAATAATTTTGAAATTCGTCATGCATTAAGCGATACATAGCGTTGGGCCTGTTACCGTTGGCATTCGTGATATCGCTGTCGTAGCTTACATATCTGTCATTGTAAACCTTGGCAAGGAAATCATCGCTTGTCCAATTACATTGTGTTTTCGAGTAGTAAAGTTTACATACTCCACAGTGATTGTATTCAACATCCGGATTGTAGTTTGATCCGTCAAGGTTTGGTTTTCCGTTCCTGAAAGGAACTTTAAACGCAAACTCAGTCAAAGACCCACAGATGGGACAGGTATCGATGTTAGTTTTCATCATTTCCAGTTATCTAATTTGTGTTCAATACGTACAAGAGAAGATCGGAATTCCCCGCACCTGTCTTTGCAGTCAGAGCGCAATACATAATCTTCTCTTGTCTCATGTAGCAAATCTGAGATTTCCTTAACGGTGGACGTTAATTCTTTGAGATTGGGACGGTATACAAATGCGGCAATTCCCCAAACCGCCCCGACGATACCAACAATATACGATATAGTTTCATACATCAAGCGCGCCCTCCGTTTTGTTTTTAATATAACGCGTTTGGGTACGAAATGCAAACTTATATGTGTATCTTACTGCGCTTTTGTGCCATTTTCCTGCGGTTTAGAGGCATCATCTTCTTTTGCGGGGATGACTGTGCTGTTCTCAGCTTCGGGCTTGGTAGTCAAGCGGTATTGCCAGTACAGTTTCATGGCCTCAACATACGCTTTTGCCATCTCAGGGTTTTTGTCCGCGAGGTCAACCAGATAGCCGGTGATCTGCGGGCCAACTTCCCTGCGCAGGCGTTTCACGCCTTTAATGTTTCCGGTGCGGTTGTCAACGGAAACGCCGTTGTCAGCGTCGATTTCGACCTCCCAACTGGCGTTCTCCCGGCTGACGTCGATGACGTTCAGGCCGTCCGTGTAACTGGCATTGGCCGTCGCATTCTGAGGATCAATCCCGAGGTTGACACGGGTTCCGAGCGTGAAGGCTCCCGTGTTGTGGCTGCATCCCGGCAGCAGCAGCGCCGCGGCGATGACGGTGATGGCGATAAGAATTGTCTGTTTCATGGTTTCCGGTCTCCTTTATTTAATGATCGCGGCGACAACCGCCGCGATTGCCACGATGGTGGTCGCATACTTTGTACGACACTTTATGTTTGTCGATCTTGTTAATTTTCCGGAGCATCCTGTCCTGTCCGCGTTCGATGCGTTTCTGTACCCACAAGAGACCGCCGAAAATCGGCACGATGATCGCCAACATTTTGGCGATTGCTTCAAGATGCTCCATTGGCCGCCTCCTTATACTTCCACGCCCAGCCGCCGAATTCGCGCAGGATCACGTGAAACTTCCGCATCTGTTTGCGAACCCAATAGCGGCGCGGATCGTACCAGCCGTAGCGGTAATTCGCCAGCTTCAGGCCGTTTTCAAGCATCTCGTCGTCAGCGTCCTTGCGTTCCGCTTCCGTACCGCCGAGCGCGCAGCGGATGTCGTGAATATCGGCAGCAAGCACAAGAGTCGGATTCAAGCCGCTGATCACCTCCCGCAGCCATTCAGGCATCCAGTCCGCGCCGATGCCGTTGCAGACGCGACAGGCACGTTCGCGGTCAAGCAGCAGTTCCGCGCCGGAAAGTTTCGCCGCTTTCGCAAGCGCAATTTTCTCTTCAATTTCATTCAGACTGTGCATCCGTAACCTCCTGTTCCGCCTGTGCCTCTGCCAATTCATCCATTTTCGCCCGGACTGCTTCGACGGTCAGATCGAACGCGGCGAGCCAAACCGGAACGCGCGAATCCTTTAGGTCGATCTGTCCACCGGGAGCGGCGTCGGAGGTCAGCAGCGCCAGTCCCGCGATACCCTGCTTGAAGGTCTCCGGGTTCTGTAACGCCGCCGCCAGCTGATCCGCTGGAATCAGCGCATAGAGCGCGTTGATGAACGCTTCCTTATCCACCCATTCTTCCGTCGGTTCCGGCTCGGGAAGTTCGATGATCTCGCCGTCCACGATGTCCAGACGCGAAAGCGGCAGTGTGCTGTCGCAGCGCAAGTATCCGTGCGCGGCGTAGTATTCCGCGCCGCGATAGGGCGGGATGGGCGACTCCTCGACGTATCCGTTAATTTTTCGTATATATCTCATTGGTTCCTCCAAAGTTATGCGATGATACAGGCCGGGACGATGCCGCCGCTCCAAGCGCTTGACCACGACAATTCCTGCATAATTCCGTTTGCGGAAACATTGACGATGTTGTAGGAATTGGAACGATTGGAAGATCGCAATGCCCATCCGGATGCAGTTCCTGCCGAATTGTATTTGATCCGTTCCGCGTCCGTCGCGCCGACATATTTCGTCATCTGTGCGCCTTCGGACAGTTCGCCATCAAGTGCTCCGAAAATCTCGGTGCGGCTCGGTGGCCAGAAGCGGTCAACGGTCTCGACACTGCCGCCGCCGTCCGCGTTCGGAAGCGCTGTCGTGAGGCGGGCCGGGGCAACCGCGTTCAGAAAATCGGCGGGCAGGTCGGCCATGAAACCCGCCAGCGTCGCGGCGTAGGCCGGGGCGGCGTCATATTCGTGCTGTACCGTCCACCACTCGCCCGGGGCGGCCGCGCTGTTCAGCCACTGGCGGATACTCGACCAATCCCACCGGTTGCAGCCGTATTGCGCCCGGTTCGCGTCCGGGTTTCCGGGCTCCGGCGCGTCGAACTGCATGGTAGTCACCAGCCGCACCGGAAGCAGCGTCATGCTGTGCGTCAGCGCGGCGTCAGCCGGTTCAACTTGGTCGAAGCCAACAACCTCGTACTCGATGTTCCAGCGCGGAGTTGTGATGGTCAGCACATCGCCGACTGCGAAGTAATGCTGCGCCCGCCCGCGCCGCACGACATCCCGAATCCCTGCCCACGGGAGAGGCTGCTTTTTCGGCGTCAGCGCCGCGATTTCAGCGGTGGAAAGCGCACGGTCGAATATCAAAGCTCTGTACAGCAGCGAGCTCTGAGATAGAAAACCAGTATAGTCGCGCCCAATCACATGCAGGCTGCCTTGAGCAATGGATGCAGCAGTAGCATTACCGAATACAAAACTGGACACGCTCCCTGAACCTCTGCCGACAAGTTCGCCATCGATGTACAACTCATTTGCGTACTGAGTAGAGGACGCGCCCGGTCTGATCACTCCGACTATTTGATGCCGTTTACCGAAAAAGGCATCAGTTACAACCCCGTTGGTAGTGTGTATACTGCCTGAGGCATCTGCCCAAGTTAGCTGAAGCCGTTTGCTGGCCACAGAGGCCCGATAGTCTGCTTGTACGCTGAAATTGACTACCAGACTGCTGCCCGATCCGGAGAGCCCGTCACCCTGCGTAATCACTGGAAAATAATTCAACGTCCCATTATTGGATGTAGCAGGGAACCAGCAGTCGGCAATGAATGTTTTTTCGGCGTATGCACCGCGCAAGTCCAACTGCGTTGCGACACGGGAAATCACAGATACGTCGGCAGTTTCAAAACTTCCATGGTCAGTGCGGACGTTCGTTTTCGTGATGAGCCGCACCCTTTCCGCTTCGGACGGATAAGACCAGACAACTTGATTGTCAGTTAAATCCGTGATTTGAATTTTATACACGTAGCCGCTGTTGCAATTTGGAAGCCCGACAGCGGCGGTTCCGGTTCGGGCGAACTTATTTGAAGTTGCGCATTGAACCCCATCGACATACGTTGTGATTGCATTTCCTTCAATTCTGGCTTCAAATGCGTGCCGACCCGGCAACCAGTCAGTCCCCGTGTAAAAATTTAAACTGGCATACGTGCCGCTGGGGTCTCCCTCGTTTCGCAGCAAGTTGGTGAAAAATTTTATAGTGTGGTCAGCATGATAATAAACACCGAACGGCAACTTGTCCGTACCAGCATAAAATAACGAATTTTCCGTTCTCTCCGAAACGCGATCCGCCTCGATAAGGAAACTGTAATCATGCGTCGGATCGAGTGCTTCCTGCACCACCGCCTGACAGTCATAGAAAGCCTTGGCATTCTCGGCAAAGTTTTCAGGAACGGGCGACGGCCACGGATTCGACGTGTCGTACAGATCGGAGTATGCGGCCTGCCAGACGGCCGTTCCCGTCGTGTCGTTGCGGATGGAAGCGGCGAAAATGTTTCCCGGATAAGTTGTAGCTCCTGACAAAGAAGTCACTGTTGCCCCATCAGGAAGAGGCTTGGTCTGGTCTTTTACTGTGCTGCCGTCACGGGCATGAACAACCATGCGAACATTCTGACCAGTCTTGATGACTTTAATGCTGGCGACATTTTCCAATATGTGTGAAGTTCCCACAGGATACAACGCGTCTTTTGTTCCGTCCGATTTCAAAATCCGCACGCAGGGCTGATGACCTTTAGTAGAGTCATAATAAATGCATTGCATACAGCCAATGTTGATTGTGCCAGGAACGTTTTTCCTAAGCAGTGTAAAATCGACAGACAATGTAAAATCATCTGTTCCGATTCCGTCCTGAGCGGTATAAGAATCGGTAAACGTCATCGGGTCTGCCGCAAAATTGCGTAATTGTGCCGGACGCAGACGGCTCCACCAGGAGCCGCCCCGGTCGGGCGTCAGGCAGAGCAGGCAGGACGGGTCCTGCGCGGCGTCGGTGATCGGGTCTCTCATGGTTGCACCTCCAGAATGGCGCTGAGGACGACCGCCGTGACGGGGGTGTTCCCGGAGTCTTTGAGGGTGTCGCGTTCGTCGTCGGTGTCGCGCCGGAGCGCGAGCGTCCCGGAGGCGACTTCGAGCGCGAATTCCGCCACGGCCGGAGCCGCCCCGACCGCGACGACGAACGAGGTATCGGGAAGCTCGGAGCCGTTCACGATCGGCACGAGGACGATGTTTCCGGTCACGCCGGAATCGATGCTGACCGTCTCGAGCGAAACGCGCCTGAGATTCCGTACTCTCCCCCGGAAGCTCAGTTGTTGGAACGTCGTATCAAGATACCGGCAGTCGCCCCACGTCTCATCCGCCACCGCCATCTCCGTCACCGGGTCCGCGATGATCGTAGGGCCTGTCTCTCCACGCAACGGGATCGCCGCAGACCAGTCTGCCGATGTCGCCGAGTTCTTGACATAGAAATTCCCCTCGTCAGTGGCGAAAAAGACGAAACCCTCTGCCTCCGCATCATACTGCGCCCTTTCCGAAACCGGCCCCGAAGCATCAAATGCCAGTCCGTTGCCCGGATCACCCTTGATGTTGATAGGTGTAGGATTCGGCAAGGCACCATCGTTTACCCACGAAATAACACCGTCAGAACTTACACTAGGGGTGTATGTAAACCCACGCGCAACCGCGTAACCCGAGCTCCAAGCAGCCCCGACGTTGGCGATCCTTTCACGGTAGTAGTTATCATGATCCTCAGATTGAGAATCAAACCATGTAATACCATCTTCACTCCACTGCCGTTCAAGCGGATTACGAAAATAAGCATTGATAAACGCAATCGCTTCCGTGCCGGTAGGTGGAATTACTTGTGCGGAGCTCCAATCACGGATTGTATTCTTTGCGATAAACGGTATCCATGCTATTGTGGACGGGTTCGACAGTCCTTGCATATACTGCTTGACATTGATGTATACGCCCGTGTTGACGCTTACTTTGTCCGATGTAACCTCTTTAAACTTAACGGTATCGGAATTTATCCTTATAGAAAGTTGTCCGGATGAAAAATCAGCTGTCCCACCGTCAATCCAGTCACCCTCGATATTGAACATGTTGGAAGCGGGGTCTGCTTCGTCAAACGGAGTGACAGACTGGATAGATTTTGCCATCAAGTAGTCGTCATCATCAAAGTTGTTATCAGCTACAAACACAAATGAAGTATCTGCTGCGAATGAAATCGGAGTGAATGTAACAGCTCCGGCTTCATCCCTCTGACGCTCACCAAACTGAATGCACAGGATTTGCCACTGGCCACGCTCAATATTGATATAGTCAGAGGATTTCGTGGCAAAAGCCCCGTCTGCATACACCTGAGCGCGCGTATTTATGTCAATGTATGTAAGGGTCTTTTGCATATGTGTCACCTCGTTTTATCATAATATACTCCGCTACTTTCAAATTTCAATCACTAAACAAAGGATATATCTACAATATCAGAATTATAGTCGGTACCGTTAAACGTAAGCAAACCACCCGAAGATGCACCTCTGACGCCTTCTCCTGCGATCCCGGCAGTCTCTGTCCAGTTCATCCATGTAAATGCTGCGCTGCCATCACCTCCACGCCTTGCATACACATTTTCATTATCTATACCGTTTCTACCAATCACTCTGTAACCATTGCCACCGCCCCCACCAGACGGATAGCCGCAAGTTATAATTCCCGGTTTTTGCAATCTGACACGTAACCCAAATTGATGTTCCGGACTGATACTCGTTGCATAACCCCTGACGGTATTCATAGTAAACCACCAACGACTGGAGTATATAGATCCCCCAACAGACCAGTTATAGCCGTAAACTTCTCCTTCTGAAATAAGAGTTTCCAGATTTTCACCATCCGGAAGTTGTGCAATACCTCCCTGTGTTATCTGCACAGTAGTGTCACTTGCGTTCTTTATTTTTAAATCAAATACAGGGGGATCAAGCTCAAAATTGTTGAATCCATTTTTGTATGGGCCGTATGTACATGTATTGTGCATAGTGATACTATTATTATAAGACTGACCTATACTTGTGACCATGCTAGCAAGCCTAACCAAATTTCCTGTTCCATTATGTATAACATTTAAGTTTATGTTACTATTTTTAACATAAACTGCCTCAAACCACAGTGAACTATCGACAGTGCCACCATCCCTGTCGTGATTGCGCGTGCCATATTCATTAGATGAGGTGTACTTACCTCCATTTCCGGCTCTTACATTGCTTAAGTCTAAGTTTAGATTAAATGTACAGGCGTTTACGTAGTTCCCGAAGTCCAAAGACAACCCAAGATCGTAGACGCCACCGCCATTTCCACCCCCTCCATTAGGGTAAGAAGAGGAAGCTAAACCGTTACCGCCATCACCTCCCCTGCAAGATGGGGCATACGTTACGTCAATTACACATCCATACATCTTATCGGGGGAAAGAAGGATATCTCCTGAACCACCAGTAATACCCCCCGATGAGTCGCCACCATCAACCCCGTCTCCCCCATTTCCGGGGTTTCCATAGTGCAAATCGAAAGTGCAGGAATCGTATGCCTCAGCACGTAGCCGTATCGTACCCGCATCCCCTCCAGCACCACCATTAACACCGCGTGCTCCGGATGCACCGTTTCCTCCGTTTCCAGTAGTGATGTCAAGATGGCACTTATACAGATAATTATAACGGCCTGAAAAAAGAGTAAGCCACGGGGTATTACCTTCAACTATGTCAGAACCGCTCTTGTAAATAGTTTTGTGTTTTGGAGCTGTACCCTCTTCACCACTTCCCGTACCGCTTGCCCCGTCATGCTGTACCACCGTAAATGTACATGTGTGAAATACAACCCCTGCCAAGCAAATACAGGCATCGGTCAGATTTAAGCGGTCGTAGATCAAAGGCACATCTTTGCTGGTTTCATACCGGAATGTACAGTTATGGATAACCAAGTAGTTATAAAAATTAGCTACCGCATTATCTAACTGATTATACACCATGTAGTCAACTACACCACGCACCAGTACGTGAACCACTTGTCGTTGTGACACGGTTGTGTAATGGATTAATGGGTCATGTAGCATATCGTTCAACGAGGCGTAAGCTGTTTCCCACGACAAGCCATTTCCGCTGACAGTCTTTGAATGGTCTACGTATATGGTGTTTCCGATACAGTTAATAGTTGGTATCTCATTGGTACTAAGGCTAAAGTACGCAGGTACTCCACGACTGTACCCTATGGCATTTGTCATTCTAGGGTATCCGACAACAACCCCCTTATTATATGTTCCCGGATTGTAGATCGACCCTCTACGGGTTAAGGCCCCGGCAGGGCCATTAACAGCTAGCGATCCACGTTTTGTCATGTTTGCAAACATACTTAACTCTCTATGAACGATTCATCAAACAGTACACTTTGAATGGTATCAACTGTTGTACTTGTCCATTTTATATCTATTACACCGGAAGCGTGGCCCGTGATGTCAGAAACGGCATCATATTGCGACTGCATACCGGAAGAAGAGCTTGAAATTACAATTTCAGATGAGGATATGGGTACAGTTGAGCCAGCAGCATATTGAGGAGCTTTCCATCCGACAAAGACTGGAAGCGTGTACGGTGTATTGGACACAAATATCCCTGACGGATTTGCAGTTCCGGCTATGTACCCATTCACCATGTAATTTCCAGAACCCAACTGCACTGACCCATTTGGATTACATAGATATTTGTAATTAGAGCCCGTACTAGACGTAATAGGCGGCCCCGGAAGGGTACACCACGGCCCGATGTACGTAGGGCCGATATCAACAGGGGTGTTTTGCTTTAGAAGCTGTGTAGCTTTGAGTGTTTTTGTACTCTCATCCCACGTGTAATATCCTATCCGGATTACACTCCCATTGACGCCTCTGACATAGGATGTACTATTCTCCAAAACGTATACGGCAGGAGTTTTTGTAACATCCATCACCAAAAACACGTAGCGAGTTCCTGTAGTTTTTGACAGTGTATATGATGACACGTAGAACAGATCACCATTACCGAATCGGCACCTGCCGGAAGTTCCCGATTTCGGATCATTCGCGTCAACAACTACAACAAACGGAACATTCGACTTTGTGCCATCTTCATTTTCAACTTCACGGATTTCAGTTGTAATCGTAAACTGATATTTCTCCCCTGCCGAGGCAGCTTTAGGGGTTTCCGTTTGCGGCAAAGAAGAAGCAATGCCAGTCGATGACGCGGGTTTCGGTTTTACATAAGCCTGAATTCCGGTTGAAGTTCTGCGCCATGTAACGTCTGTTGAATCGACAGGTTGCAGAGCCACAAGCTCTTTGTAGATCATGCCCAAAACATGGCCTAATCCTTGTGTGTAGGTAGTTGGTCTAAACCATTTAAGTTCCATATTTAGTCCTCAACATACGAATTATCGTACTTAGGATTCCAATACAACATAGTGAGCGCCTGAATAGTGCATGTGACGTTTGTCCACGTTTCATTGTAGCGGTCAACCGTCTCGTTAAGGCTGATATTCGTACCCTTATAGCTTGTAAATTTACTCGATTTGACATACTTTATCGCATTTTTATAGTATGTGGAAAATGAGCGTCTAAGTATAGCACGTGCATTTCCCCGATAATACAAGCTCACACTACACTCAAACATTGGAATTTTTTTGTCGATGTAACTTTTATCCCAAAACCGATCTCTGCCATCCCATTGCGGATAATTTGTTTTGTGAGACCTTTCAAGTACGATAGGAGATACTTCCAAGCACTTCCACGGCATGAAATAGATATTTCGAATACTGTTTCCATCCTGTGGCCAATCTTCTTTAGTAGTCCATGACGGCTGCGCGTACACATAGCCTGACATCACCAAGTCAGTAAGATCACCTTTCTTAATCGAATTGTACTTATTTTTAGGAATCCTGCCAGTTACAATTGCCCCGCTATCATCCGTATACTGACCTATGGGATAAATAATCGTATCATATCCGATCTTTTTATTACCCTTAACGGCCGATATAATTGCACTCTCTGTCCACCCTTGAACGGCATTGCTTGTCTCAGATGACATATTGATAAATGTCTGAATACTCTGCTGATACGTAAAAGTAGTTGTCGGAGGAAAGTTAATAATGTAGTAGTCTACACCGGAAGCGCCCATAGCCCACCCGCACCACAGGGGTTCAATAACGATTTCGGTACTGCTCATTGAGATACCGATTTGATCCTCAAGTTCCTGCTGATCCGGGTAGTCGTCAGTGACGATGTTCAATTCATGCTCGCCGTGAGCAACTGTGTTCACGGAAACTTCGCTGACCGTGCTGCCGGGAAGCCCCAAGTCAAGCGCCTCCTGCCCGACAAGGCCGTCAAAGGAATCTTTCAGCTCTTCCGTACTCTGATAGATGATCGTATTTGTAGTATTGATCTCTTTTCCAACTTTGTACGTCCGCTTATCTGTACGCACATGCCGCAGTGAGACGTGACGGGCTTCAAACGTGATATTATACCCGAGAACACCCTCTGCTGAAACATTGATGTTATTGATAAGAAATCCTGAGTTCGCAGGGAGACCGATGTACTCGGAAGCGTCAGAGCCGATCTCCGGCTTAATCCATGATTCATAAACCGAGTTTGAATAACGCCATACAGCAGTGCGTGTTCTCTGCCCGAAGGCATCAACGGTCTCGGCAGGATTTCCGATCATCATCTTAGCCATATCTTTGGCTGTAAACGTAATCAAGTACCTTGTCTTTGTCTGAGCTTGGTAACTGGAATTCTCCATCAGAAAAGACGATCCGGCCCACGTTACGGTAGTCCCGCTTTCGATCAGATATTTATCGATCTCAAGTGGAGAATCGCTTTTGATGTCGATCTGATAAGAAATCGATTTTGTAATCTCATTATTATTTGTGACTTCAACCGATACGTTCCCAACTTGCCGCATAACGGAAAGATTCTGCGCATTAGTGAATGTCACCTCGTAATGGGTTCTGCCGTCAACGCACACAATGTCGATTGACTGGCAGATGAACGCCTCATCTTCTTCAAACTCGAACGCTTCTCTTCCGTCATTCTGCTGGATCGGCCGTTTGTACGGGTCTCCGATATTGCCTGCCCACTCTTCGACCTCATTCTGAAACGCCAGCCATTTGGCAAAAACATTGTCGCTTTCATCATCAATCAACATCCAAGTGGTTGTGATCGACATGAAACCTTCTTGGTCAATATTTATAGCGGGAGACCCTTTTAAGCTTACAAGCATCTTATTGCCCCTTAACTACAATCGTGTTGTTTGTTTTCATAAAGTTATAAATATCAAGAACTGTCTTACCGGTAGATGCCTGCGCGTATTCCTGAGACCTGACATAGGCATCAAGAGTGCGGGCCACCGCGGTCTGCGCCGATTGAGCACTCTTGTAGTTTGGAATGCCCCGGGTTTCCACGGACGGCGACTGCGTAAGCGCAAATGAGGCCCGCGGCCCCATCAGGCGCGTCATAAGGTTCAGGCTATGGTAAAGTGCGTCTTGCGTTAAGCGGCCCTTAGCGTCCTTGTTAGAGGCAAATTGTTGTATCTGGTTCAGCATGGCATTCTGCACTTCACGTTGCGCGGCCCCAAACCCCTTAGTTGCGAGGGCGGCATCAATTTGAGCATTCTTTAAATTCTCTGTCGCCTGTTGCAGTCGGAAAAACGATTCAACGGTGGGAGATTCGCGATACCGCTGTTCGAATTGCGCAACTTCCTGATTCGCGCGTGAAACCCGCCCGCCATGCACTCGCCGGACACCGGCCTCGTATGTCGATCCCGAAATCAATCCGGCACTCTGTTCTTTTTCAAGCTGTTGAAGTCGATATTCTTCTGCCTCACTGATAGCATTAAAATACTTTTCAGACACAGTATTGCGCTGCTTTATGAGCTCTTGAAGCTGCCGCTGCAAGATGGAAGCTTGTGATCCCCGCACCCCTTTTGACAACTGTTCTTCAATGTAATTGATTTCGTTCTGCAATCCGTCAAGGACAGTTTTCTGCATGTTTTGCCGGGCAATCAGCAGTGTGTAAGATACACGGGAAGTATCAAGCCCTGTACGGTAGAACTGCTGCTCCGCATATGCTGTAATGTCCTCGACGACAGATTCAATATACACAGAGGATGCTTTTTGAACTTTTTCGCGTGCGGCTGCAAGCTGCTTCCCCGCGTTGTCGATTACGCCAACAACTTTATCCCGCGCACCAGCCTCCAATCTGTCTTTAACCTTGTCGTAGGCGGTAACGATGGCAGACAGAAATTCTTCGTGTCTTGTCATCATTTCAGATTCGTATTCAAGTCTTGAAGTCAGATCTTCAACCCTACTTACGTCTCGATTCTGCAACAGGTAGCGGGCGCGAGATTCCCCGGCGTACTCTTTATTTAGTTTGTGGGCTTTCTCCAAATCTTCGATGTAAAAGTTAAGATTCACGCCGATAAGATTAGACAGGGCGCTCGCCACTTCACGTTGCGCTTCCCTGAATCTCTGAATACGCACCGCTTCCGTTTCAGTCGAATTCACTTTTTGTATTTGTGAATTCAGTGAAGAGATCACGTTGAACAGAATATTTGTTTGGATATCGCTAAGACCTTTAGCGATGTCTGCATCGCGTAAGGCGGCGACATCCTGCACATTCAGAAGTTTATTAAGTTCTGAATAATCACCGGAGCGTGTGGCGTCTGCCAGCATCCGTTTAATGGTATCTATTTGAGACGAAACTCCTCCGGCATTAACAAATTCGTCAACCGCTGAAAGTTCAGGATAAGTACCGAATTCTCTTTGAATCTCCGGTGTAAGACTGTGCAATCTTGAAATAGAGCTACTGCGCTTCTGTGCCAGAGATACATCATACGTCGAAGCAAGCCTGTCGATAGCGGAGTAGAAAGCGGTACTGCGGGCTCCTACAATCGCGTTATCATCAAATTTTTCCCGCTGAAACCTAGCCAAGCCTTCTAAGGAATCCTGATAACCCTTCTGCGCGTTTTCAATAGATTGGGTACGCACGGTTTTACGGTCGAGTTCCTCGCCGTAAGCTTTATTCAGTCTTGAAATTGTTTCCTGCAACTGCTCTTTCGTTTTTGCAATCGCTATTTCTGCTTTGAGATTTTCAGCTTCATAGCTTGTAATCTCATTAGCCATTTTCAAGCTCTCAACTCGAATATTCGCCTGTCTGCGCAGTACAGCTACATTATGCTGTGCATTCTCTGTTTCCTGTTTATCGGTATCGATCCCGTAAAACGCATTGACAATGCCTTTAATGAGACCCGAATCCGCAAAATTGAATCTTTCTGCTATCGCTTTTCCGATATTGTACCCGATGTCTGCGACAGACCACGCGGCAATAGCAGAAAAGATGCTGTTTCCGATTTTGGACAGCAGACTTCCTGTACCTGTAATTTCACTCAGTGTATTGGTTACACTGAATTTTCTCCCAACACGAGATGCCATTGAATTGGGATCACGCGGAAACCGAACACCGTATGCTTTTGCATACTGATTCAGATCACCGGAATCGAGCATAGCCTTCTGTTGATTGAGCTGCGTAAGGCGATTACGTGAAAGCGCAAGTTGCTTAGTGGCGGCGTCAAGTCGGTCATGCGTTGTGATAAATCTTCTTGTGTACCTGTTTTCAAGATTACGTAATCTTGTTTGCTCTCTGAGAGATGCATTCGATTCCTGCGCAAGCCTGCGCTGCATCTGCACGTCAAGAAGATTATCAGAAGCTGCCTGTGCCTTTTCTCCGGCAGACAACAGCCCTCTAAACGAAGAACGCACTCCACGCTGGGCAGACTGTAATTTATGATTAAGGGAATTTCTTTCAGCCTTAACCGCCGCGTCCCTAGCTGTGGCCGCAATAGCGGCATTAGCTGCTGGTGCTCCGCTTCTGGATGCGGCAGCGGATTGTGCAGAAGAGGCGGCCCCTGTAGCCCCCGTTGCGACGTTGTGAATAGCTGCCCGGATGTCATACAGCTCTTTTTTCAGGGCCCTGAGTGCCGTAACTACAATGTAAATGTAAGTAGCGTAACGACTAAGGGGCTTAGTATCCCCGAATCCCTTCATGACAGCTTCCGCAAGCCCATACACCGATCGAGTTACCGGCTCGATGTCGGAACCGATCTGAATCAGCGTCTTTTCGGTTTGAGCACGGAGCCTGACCAAATCCTTATAGGCAGTATCGATTTGCTTTGTAAACGCCTCTTCACCCGTTCCGGCCCCAAGCTCAAACTCCCTAAGGGTAGTCATGAAGTTATCGAATTGCCGCCCGGTAAGAGACAGCACAGCACGTCCGGCACGAATATTACCGAACATCTTTTCGAGAGCTTCAACGTTACCGCCTACTTTATCGTGCAGCTCTTGCAGCGTTGCGGTAAATCCCTTAGCTTGGAGTGCGGAAGCCCCAAGTTCGATATTCCACTTGCGGGCTTCTGCCGTTGCCTGCAAAGTCGGTTTAATCAGGCTGTTGAGCATCTGGTTAAGGCCGATCATGGATTGACTTGCCGACTGTGTGCGTGACAAAATGGCAATCGCTGCACCGAGCTCGTTTAACGATACGCCTGTCTCGGCGGCGTTATTGATGACAAGACCGAGGGTGCGCGCAAGCTCGTCACCGTGTGCCTTACCTTCCCGAACGGTCAGGTACAGGAAGTCAACAAGCTTTTGGGTATCTTGAATGGACAAGTCATACGCATTTGTGAGCGTAGTCATGACGTTGCCGGTGTTCTCGATATCAGCTCGGATAGTAGTTGCCGCTTTACCGACAGCTTTCACGTAGTTAGCGACGTCATCAGTTGTGCCGCGCACACCGGAGGAAATCGTTTCGTAAAAAGTGGATGCCGTGTTTGACGGTCTGCCGAACACGTTGTCAAGTTGCAGCAGCGACTTTTCTATCTTTTTGATCTGTAATTCTGTGATTGCAGAAATATCAGCGATGATTTGGTTGAACTCATTCGCCGCTGCCGTAGCCGCATAAAAAGTACCTGCCACGCCGCCAGCACCAAGCCAGCGACGGGCAGATTGGTAGATTGACGAAAGACTACTTTCTACACTGTCAGAAGTGCTATCAAACGCGGTGTTGAACGGCGAAACATCCGCGCTTACCCGTGCCAACAAATCAAATACAGTCGTAGCCATTTACCTTCCCTCAATCTTTTATTTTTGCTTGCCGTTCAGCCTCCCGTTTAGCCTCCTCAGTGACAACAGACTTCAACAAGTCTTTGTCCTCCCTAATTTTAGATTTTTGAACGTCTACAAGTCCGTCAAGAACAGATTTATCATAGCCCGCCGCCCTCCCGGTGTACGCTGTTAAGCTGTCTAGGGCATCAGCTTTCTCAGACAACTGAAAGAGTTTGATTACGTGACAAAACGGTGTGTCAAGCAGGGCTTTTAAGGTGTAACCTTTAAAAACTCGCATTATGTTCATCAACACGTACTCAAATTCTAATTTGTCTGGGAGGGCTCCTTCGTAGGGTTTTGCTTTTTGCCCGCGTCTCCGTCATCTTCTTTCTCTTCATTCAGTGCAGCAGCTCCCCACAACATCAATTGAAGAACTTGAATAGTAAGTGCATCTTCACCTTTCTTCAAGAGTTCAATAATCGGAGTTCCTGCGACGTATGTTCCGATGAACTCGTGGATTTCATCCGTGAGTTCATGACTTTTCTTCACAAGTTCGCCGATCTTTCTGTGTGTATCTTCAATGGCGAGCATAGCTTTTTCGATCTGATCGAGCGTAAACTTTTCTTTCAGTTCCTCCGCTCTTTCAGGATGCTCTTCAAGCTCTTTCTTAGCCTCTTCACAGGCTGCTGCCCGCTGCGTAAGTCGCACTTGAAGAATCGCATGTTGGGTGCGAAGGGACGAATGCCGAGAAAGAAACGTCTGTGCCATAGCCGCATCACGGGCAGTAATCAACGGGAGATCATACATTGTCCCGTCAGGGAACGGGATTTGCACCTGTTCCCTGTATGCTTCCATGTTTTCAAACGAGATGCCGGAAATTTTAGGCATGATAAATCCTTTTTTTGATTACGCCTTTTGGGAAACCTTAAGGTATGCGCCCGCGCTGTCGACATATGCCTTGAAGTTCAGCGAAAGACCTTGAGGGGTAGCCTTCATGAAGGAAATCCCATCGTCCATAAGCGGGGTAGCTTTCGGCAAGGTGTAAATTTTCGTGTCCGAAGAATCAAGCGGAACCAGTTTCAATTCAGAAGCAATCGATTTCATATCGATTCCGATAGGATCGCTGAATGTGCCGTTATCCACACCCGGAATAAGGTTAAGATTTTCCTCGTTGACCTCACCAAGAATGCAATCAACTGACGCTTCCATCTCTGTGATAATGTCCTTAAGAGGAAGTGACGATTGATCCGGCGTAATCGGTGTAGGTGTCATTGAGATGTTGATCTTAACACTGTCGTTGAGTGTGTATCCAAGGCACCGACTATTGTAAAACAGTGCGGCTGGCCCCATATGGATATCGGCAGGATTTCCTTGAAAAACATCAGCCATGGTAATACCTCCGTTATTTAGCTGTAATTCTTAAGTTAGCCGAAACGGTATACGCCGTTTGCGTATTTACCATTATTTTTATCGGCATTGTAATGTACTCTATTTCAACATAGATTGCAAGTCCGTTACCTAGCGGGTCGCCATTTTTATTAAAATTTTCAGTTATTTTCTGAACATCCGTGACGCACTCAGGGCGGCCTTTTCGATTTTCTACGATTCGTGCATTGCATTTGATTAATCCGTGCTGATCGCTCTCTTGTGATTGAATGTCAGTAACGTATGCGCTGCGATTAACAAGCTGTTCAGGATTATACATTTTATCACATACAATCCCGTCATTGAAAACCGTATCACAAAGATCACAAAGGTAATCTTCAATCAATTTTACGTTACTATTCATTCATCTCACCGTCTATCTGATCCGCTGCACGTTCAAGCATAGCATTAATCGCATCTTCCGACAGGTTTTCATTATAACTGAAAAGTCGCTTTGCGATGCCTTTTGCAAGATTATTGCTCTGTTCGATGTCATACCAGGCACGGGTAAGGAATCGGCTCCCGACACGTTCACCAACGGCTGCTTCTTTCCTATGCTTGCGTTTTAATCCATCTTTTGTTTCACCGATGAAATCATCATAGTAATCATGGATATATGCAATCAATTCAGGAGAAGAAGTCGGATACCCTCCGGCAGCGGCTATCTTATCATAACTGCTATGCCATGAATCAAGAACACCAACAATCGCAGTTATACGCCCTCTGCCCTTGAGACTTGTAATTTCCGGTACAGATACCTTGATAGAATGCTCAAGAGCCCCCGAATAATGCGGAGCACGTGCAATCGCCCCCCTTCCGACTTCACGTACCGTACTTTTAATTTCCGCAAGGGCGGCTTCGAGCATCTTCTTCTTGATATCGTCTGTAAAGGTCTTCCAGCCTCTGAAATTATGGGCGAATGTAAACGAATAGCCTTTTGCTTGGATGGAGAAAGATTCAGCATTGCGTATTGCCCTGCCAATAGGAGGATTGTAATCCGCTCCTCTTTCTCCAAATCTGCCTCTAGCCATTCGAACACCTTATTGTATAGCCCACAAGTTCACCGTAAATATCAGGTCTTGGGCTGACGCCGCTGACATAGTATTCTTTACCGCGCCACGTACAGACGTCACCGATCTGTGGAGTTGAATGTGATCTAGGATTGCTATCCGTATCCGATTCATAGTGAACCAGTGTACCAATGTTTGTAAAAGCGGCAGAGCCCATCATTGCGAACTCTTCCGTAGACTGACCCCTGAAAATGCCATAACCAAAACCGATACGAACGCGGGAAATTTCCGCTTCGTCCCGGTCTTTTACGACTTCAAAGACTTCAATCTTATTTTCTTCTACAACCAAATGATCTAGCATTACCGGATAATCCTGACATCTTGGCAGATCATACCTAGGTATTTACCTGCCGGGCTGTTTTTGATTACAGAAATGATAGCCCCACCACTATTGCCACTGTTCCCTGTACCGGAAACGTATGTTTCACGGCCAATCCCGTCAACCGTTACGGACGTTGCTCCAAAAATTCGATTATTTGTAATCTGATTGAGCTTAGCCTTATTTGTATACATGTACACGGCCCACTCAAACACTGCCGCCTGATAAGCCGTGTAAGGCTTACTTTGGCTGATTACGTTTGAATCGATGTTTGAAGTTCGCAAAGCGGCATTGATGTCATTTTCAGCGGTTTCAATCAAAATCGCCTTATCCTCAGCACTGATCTTATTCCACACGTCACGGTTCATAAAATTAGTGCTGAAATAATCATCTGCCATTTCAACGGTATTAAGCATTGGGTTTCCTCTTCCTGAATGTAGGAATGTGGCGATCCAGTTCGCTGTCGTTCTGCGGATCGTACTTCCCTTTACGTTCAGCTTCTTCGAGCGCCTTTGCCTTTCGTTCCCTTTCTTCTTGTGCCTTAATATCGTCAAATGGATCGACGAAACTTTTCTGCACAAGCCAACTGGAAATTTTACGGACTTCACTCCTTCTGTAATCCGGAAGCTTGTCTGTAAACTCAACCGGAAATTCAGCTGCATGAGAAGCGATAATAGGTTCAAACGCCTTTCTATCTTTAACTGCGATGTACACTTTGTAGTAGTCATGGCGTGATGGATTATAATCTTTACGATTCATCCGATGATCCAAGTCCTCGTACAAAATGCTAAAGCAACTAGCATAGAATTGCGCCTGAGGAAACTCCGTAGGGCTGGCCAGTAAAACAATCCTGCGATCAAACATTATGCACTCCAAAATAGGGGCCTTTCGGCCCCTATCGGTTCACAATTAGGAAACGATACGAACGTTTGTAACCTGCGAAACCTCGTCAAGAGCGGCCTTCGACTTGATGAGGACACCAGCCGTAAGCTTTTCGGTGTTGACCCACATCTCCCAATTCGACGAATTGGAGAGCTCCGAATCCGTAGGATTGGTTCCGACAGTGGACTTGAGCTGGTAGCCCTTGACGTAATTCCACATGTCACCCTCACCCTGAAACAGGGACGCAAGGTTTTCGTTACCGACTTGGGTCTGCATGGCAAACTGTGTATTGCCATTATCCCGAAGCGTGACCGCGTTATCCGTAAGGAACAGGGTCTTGTACTTGGTAACGCCGCTGTCCTGATAGGTGAGCTCGGGGTTATCCGTAACGATAACCGGCTTATTCATGGTGGCCGGAGTGCCGCCGTACATCATGAGACCCTCGCCAAGCGTAAACTTGGTATTGAGAACCTGATCCTTGAACAGGGTGAAAAAGACCGCCGAGTGCATAATCAGAGCCCGGAGACGGCTGGCAGCGTCACCGAACCGCGCCATCGCGTCAATTTCGGTGGCCATGCTGAAATTCTGCGAACTGGCATCAACGACACAGTTTGTGCGGCTCCCGATGGCGGCAGCGCAAATTGTGATTGCCTGTTTGACGGTGAATTCCACTTTCTTTTCAGCCAGCTTGCGGCCAACCATGAACATGACTTCATCATTTGTCATGTTGTCGGAAGTCTTGAAAGCCGTCCACTGCCACGCAACGGGCTTGAACTTCCAGAAGGTCTTGAACGCCGTATGCTCGGCGCGTTCAATCTTTTCAGCAACCTGTGCGCTGTCGGTAGTGATATCGCGACGCTCCATCGTGCCGAAATCACGGAAAAACGCCTCATGCTTTTTCGTGCCTGTGGTGTTTTCCGATTCAAGACGGATCGTACCGCCGCTGGCGGCATTCAGAATGTTGACAGCGTAAGTGAGCTGTTCAATATAGCCTGTACGCAGATACTGATCGTAAGGCAGGAGGTCAGACAGAAATGTAAGTGCCATGACTGCAATCCTTTACTGTTCGGGAGTTTCGCCCTGCTCATTGCGCACCAAATTCAGGTAGGCGTCATTCCCATTTTCTTTAATGTACTTGACTTTTGTGGCAACATCCCACTGACTGACCGGAGTTTTGACTTCGGCATGGGCCGGAGGCTGGTTGCCACTCCCCGAACCGCCATTGACCGGAACGAGGCACAATTCAGGCTCTTTCTCCTTAATTTCGGAGAGAAATCCTTTGAGCTTTTCGGGGTCGTTCACATCAACCCCTTCTTTCTGCGCTTTCCACACAAGATAGTCAGGATTCTTGAAAATGACACCAAGCTCATTTTTTGTAGCGAGTGTTGTGAACTTCAAGAGATTGCTTGTTTCAGACGCTTTAGTCCGCAATTCGTTGTTTTCCGTGGTAAGGGTTTCAACCTTACCGGAAAGCTCCGAAAGCTGCGCATTGACTTGATCTTGCACTTTCTGTTCCGCTTCCGTTGCCGCAGTTTTGAGTTTCTCGGCTTCTTCTGTCAACGTTTTGATTTGAGATTCGAGTTCGCTCTTTTTCTGAGACACTTCATTGAAGCGATACGTAGGACGAAATTCCCTGTCAAAATCAGCAATTTCTTCCTGAGTAAGTGCTTCTCCGCGCTTGATCTTCGCCATCAGTTCTTTGTAGTCCATACTGCTCCTTATCATTTTATACGCGGTTTTGTCCGCTAATCCTTATAATACATTACAATTCGAAATTTTCAAGTAGGTTTTTACTTATTTTACAGATTTTCCCCCTTACTGATTGAAGCTGTTCTACTTTTATCATAATCGCTGCGACTGCGGATGCCGTCAGGAGTGCTCCCACTTGCGTCAGTCTTATGCTTAGCCATACTGTCAAACGTCATCGGAGCGGCTGCCTGCGCATTGACGTCAATTTCCTTCTTGATCTTTTCATACACGTCATCAGGCACATGACGGATTGTGTCAAGAGTATCGAGGGCAGTGATCTTGATCTGTTTCTGATATTCATTTCCGGCGTCAAGATTGGCAAACTCAACAATTGCCGCAATCACAGATTTCAATTCGTGAATATCATAATTTGTGTTGTACAGGACTTTCGGAATTTTGATCGAGGGATCAAACATGTTCATGAATTTCCACACTTTATTCTCAAGTTCCTGCAAGCGGGAAGCGATCCCCGAAAGCTGTGCGGCAAGGCTGATGTTGTCCGCGGACTTACTTTCCGCAGAAGAGCGCTGCGTTGTATCAACGCCAATAAGGAATCCGTACATCTTAATCAATGTATTGATAAGACGGTCGTCATGCTGAATGATGCTTTCGATATTGGCCCCATTCGGTTGAATGTAACGAGAGATGCCCCGTTCTTCTGCGTCCTCCGGGATATGCTTGGTACGAGACAGCACCAAACTCGCTTCCTGAGCAATGATCTTTTCAACAGCCGGATCATTGATGTCCATTGTGGGGTTCTCCTGTTGGAGCTTCATCCGAATACGGACGATCGTAGACTGAAGGGTGGAGGGGAGAACCAGTTGCCCATACGTCTGTTTTAGGATGTTGGTAAGTAACTCAGATTCACCCTTAAGTACGGAATCGTGAATTGTAAGAATATCGTCAATTTCAGGCACATTGAAATAGCGATTAAACATTACACTCGAATACGGAATGGCGGGAACGATACCGAGTGTATTTACGTGCGGATCGCTTGCAATGATGAGGTCAACGGGGGTCGGATCATCTCCGTTGTCGATAATGTAATCGAAAGTCTGCCAGTATTCTTTTGTGTAAAGAGTTCTCCTGAGTTTTACAACTGGCTTCCTTTTCGGATTGCTTTTTTCAGTGATAGTCTCTTGCCGGATCACCCAGCTCAGGCTTCCGTCCGAATCGTAGTCCCAATCAGGAATATCCATAGGAGCAAGGGCCTCCGCATACGGTCTGATCTTGTCTCGCTGCTTCGTCTTGAGGTCAACAAGATTATAGTTGAGTGCGGGATTATCAATGAAAACCCAAGCAAGACCATAGATTGTATGATAGTCAAATACTTCGCGCATGACGCTGTTGACAGATTTGCTTTTCCGGTCGAAGTCGTCTGCGATATCCGCATTCACGTTTTCTCTGCGCGGCGGTTTTGAGAAAATGTAATCTCCAAATTTACGAGTGCTGTATTTGATCAAATTGATGTTATACGAGTAATGCTTCCGATCGTTAAATTCCTCATCCGTTTCAGACGGGTGCTTCTGCAATGTATTCTCAATATACGCGCGTCCACCATTATACGCGCGTGTAGCCTTACACCACAGGGGAAGAAGTTTACAGTAGTACGGGTGTTTTCGAGTGAAAACGTAAAAATTAGGGTCATTCGCTGTGGTAGGCGGTACCAGCGAATACAACGATTCAAGTTCCATATTCATAATTTTCTCCTTTAAAGCACAAATGCATTCATTTTATCCACACCATAAGAAATATACCGCACGCAGTCGATAACGTCATCATCTATTTTGATGGGAGATTCCTTATTCGACACTTCGCTGCTGCTTTCATGCCAAGAATAGTTTTGAAACTCCGTGATGATGCTTTCACATGTGTTAAAAACTTGAAGTCTTGGTTTTCCGGTCTTACGATTGATCATTAATCTCTGTGCGATAGAATTAATCCCATCAGCCACCGACTTATGAGCGGGTTTCGTATAGATACCTTCTGATTGTAAGTATGCACGATCTGCCGCGGCATGGTCAGCCCATCTTACCATGTAGATATCTTTATTCTTTTTCTGATAGTCGTTGATCTCGTTTGCGGCTTCACGGATTGTGATTCCAGACTTTTTAAAATCATGGTAAAAGTACAGAATATCGTTCACAAAGTCATGCGCTGCGCATACAAATGCAAACGGGTGTTTGTAACCAAAGTCGATCGCTGAAAACTTAGCCCAATACGGAGGTATGGTAAAAGGCTCTACAACATGAATACGCTCATCAAATTCTTTGAAAATCTGCCCCTCACCCCCACACCACCTGCCGTGCAACATTCTTTCTCTTTGAATTTCAGGGAGCGCGTCAAGCGTATCAATGTAGCCCTGAGGTAGATTCTCTAGATTGTCATAGGCTGTCCAGTGCAACAGGGCATGTTTATCCGCATCCTTGAGCTTCTTAAACGGCTTGGAAGCAGGATCAAGTAACTGAACTCCCCAAATGTACAGCCAGTGCCTTTCAGACTGCGGGTTGCAGTCAAGAATCATTTTGTTTACCGCTACAAATGTTCCGGTGATATCTTTCACTTTCTGCGCAAGACGGGTTTTCAGCATACCGATAACTTGATAAGTCATCTGCGTAGCTTCGTTACAGAAAATCGTAATGTACTCAGTACCCAAACATTTCTGTGCCCGATCTTCGTCATCAAGACCACCAAGTACGATTACAGAACCGTTACTGAATTGAACCTTCAACTCAGACTTTACTAGCGTGTACTCGCTATCAGGGATGTACAGACTCAGATACTTGGGCAAGGAATCATCCCAAATTGAATTACGTGCGTCAACCAAATTTTTGCGCACAATGAGTTGCCGACTTCCGGGAAACTGAAACGCTCTCCCAATCATGTACTCCATAATAAGGAAGGTCTTGCCGGAGCGTGATCCTCCGGTAAACAAGATCATTTCCTTATCAGGGTTTTGAAGCAGTTCAAGCCCCGTTTTCTGTTTAGCTGTCAGCTTTAGCGGCATCTCTTTCTTTATCCTTATTTATCTCTACCATGAGTTGATGTACAAATTTTATGTAAATCGATTCCATAAGATAAGTCAATGCTTCATGTTCTTTTTTGAAATCAATATTGACTTCATCCAAAATATTTATAGCACAATGTAAGACTTCGTGCGCAAGCGCACCGTACTCATTGCATGATCCAGTAAACTCAGGCATCCAAATTACATATTTTGTACCGTAGTCCTCATGCTGAAAGGTGAATGCGCCTGCCGTCCATGTTGAGGGTACTAACCCCTCTGTGTTTTCCAGCCCCTTACACAGTCCACGAATATAGCGATAAAACTTATCGCGCGGCCCAACAAACAAGTAACAGGGGGCTGAGTATACATCAACATAGTAAAAATAACTACTCTTCATACCGGGGCTCCATCGCTTCCACTACCCACACGTCCTGAAAGTTACCGGTATCCAATAGTGCGGTAGCTATCTCTTCTGCTTCCTCATAGCATGGGAACTCTGTTTTACGGTACCGTTCCGGTACCGTGACTGCTCTTTTATGGTGCATACATATATACAACCTGCGCGGGCTCAGTTTTCGTTGTACCGTAATGAACCATCTGCGGTTCATCGTAGGCTTCTCTACCGGAACTCCATGCTTTACCATGTTGGCATACGCGTGTTTGCCGCACAGAATGACGCAGGAATCGTCTTTAAGACTTTCTTCAAGAACAAGTTTGTGCATGGTTATACTCTCCTATTGCTCAATTCGGCGTCAAGTCTGGCATTCAAAAAACACATCTGCGCGTACCAGTTAGTTTTCACGCAGTAATTCCGGCAAACGTCACATGACTTGTTTAGTCTTTTACAGTATAGGTCATCACCGTTGATTCTGATTCCGTACATGCAGTTTTCACATGCCACATCGCGTATGACTGTCTTGGTTTTCATGTGCCTCCTTTATAGTGTTACTTTAATATAGTTATTTTTGTTAATTTGTCAACCACTATAAAAATAAAAAGCAAAAATAAAGTAAAAACCGCAATTGACATTTTCAGCCGCCATGCTATATTAGTTAACAAAGGCGGCTTAGCGGGCTTCAACGTGACAGCGCTATGGTCAACTTCCGCGTACCAGCAGCGTTGCCGCCTTACTTTATCAGGGTTGCTATGTGGTTTAAGAAAAAGCATTTGTTTGTGTCTTATTTCGGATATAAAGATCATGCTAACGGCAGGGAGTGGGTATTTGGGAATTGTTTTGACTTTCAATTCGAAATCTCAAAGATAACTCCCCGTACTTTGTCACTTGCAGAAACTGATATTAAACAAAAATGTGATCTTGACAGCGTTGTTATAATCAATTTTAAGTTGTATTAAGCCGATTTAGCTCAGTGGTAGAGCAGCAGTTTTGTAAACTGCCTGTCATCGGTTCAAATCCGATAATCGGCTCCAAATATGGACGTATGGTGTAACGGCAGCACAGTTGATTTTGGTTCAACTAGCGCAGGTTCGAATCCTGCTGCGTCTACCATTAATCAAAGGAAATAATTATGCCTGTAAAGGGATGTCAGAGCGGAGGCAAGTCCGGCAAATGTTACGTAGGAAAAGGGGGGAAAGCAAAGGCAGAAAGACAAGGCAGGACGATCAAGGGGAATCAGGAAAATGAGCAGTTTAATTGACCATATTGGCCGTAAGGAGCCCCCTGTGAACGCTCCAAGCTGCCGAAAGCTTGATTGCCTGTACAATGAGGACGGCAAATGCACACAGGGGCTTACGTGTAAACACGATGAAACTTACGAAAAGAAATGGTTCAAACATGCGTGATCGAAAACAAAAACAACAATTTCATAAACTAGTATGTTACAATACAGTTGAAGCGTTGGAAGCTGTAAACATGCTGGTACGGCACTTGGATTCAGTTGGCGTGAAAGTCGTAGACGAAAAATGGAGTATCAGGTTCCGTATCACAACCGTAAAACTCATTACAGAGAGACATAATGAAGATTAAATTTAAGAAACTAAGCGAAACCGCTGTTGCCCCCATTCATGGCAGTGAATTTGCCGCAGGATTTGACTTGACAGTCGATACCTGCGAAATTTGTGGTGCAAACAGCTATTTTACGTATAATTCAAACATTGCGGTGGAGATTCCAGAGGGGCATGTTGGCCTCCTGTTCCCCCGAAGCAGCATTTACCGCTGCGACTTATCCCTAACAAACAGTGTTGGGGTAATCGATTCTGATTACCGAGGGCCGATCAAGGCGGTATTTAAAGGCAGCTCCCCCTATTACAAGGTAGGAGAAAGGTTCGCGCAGCTCGTGATCGTGCCTAATCCTAAAGTAGAGTATGTCGAAGCGGAAGAACTCAGCGAGACTACGCGTGGCACCGGCGGCTATGGGAGTACCGGAAAATGAGCAGAAAACTGTGTAAGCATAGAGTTGCGGTCATCATCGAGACGAATGTTCCAATCGACAAACAAGACGCCCTGAACTATGTGAATCACGTGATGCAGATAGCACTGGACAATATGCCGATTGACGAGTTTGTGTCTGAACCTAAACCAAAAACATATGTGGAAATTGAAGATGTTACAGTTGGATAAGTATGAAGTCGTGCCGATACTTCTTACGTTTGTGGGTATCGGATCAGTAGCTGTTCTTTTATCTTTGGTATTCTATTCTATTACCTGCAAAACAGTTCCAAGTCAGGAAACGGATGTTGTCACCGGGACGATTGAGTATGACGGATGCGAATATCTTGAATACTCTCCAAATCGCGGCTCATCCTACCGCTGCCTGACCCATAAAGGGAACTGCAAATACTGTGCAAAAAGAAATGGCAAATAGATTTCTAAAAATTAGCGGAATCGTAGCTTGATTTATCGTAATTACAGGCTATTTTATACGTAAAGAGGTTGCCGTCTCTTTTCTTGCCTTCGGGGGAGGGAGGGTTTGTTGGTTTTCCTTCCCTCCCCCACCTATCGCGCCCCTCAGTGAACTTTTATTCATAGATCAAGAATAAAAATAGTAACTTTGGGGCTTTTTATTTGCAATTCTCCAATTCAATGTTATATTGTAGTACAGTGCAGTAGAAAACAATGCGTACTGCACTTTTACCCACAACTAAACTAAGGAGAGTTATGCGAACGTACACAAAATACACAAAAGCGGGCGCACTGGTGTCCAAGTTTATGCGCGCACAGGGCATTTCCTGCCTTTCCGTCTGCCAAAAGCTCGGTATCCACCCAAGCTACCTGAGCAATGCTCTGAGGGGGCGATCCCCTTTCGGGATCGATCTCTACGACAATCTGGTACAGGCGTACAGCGATCTCTTTACCGAAAAAGAAAAAGAAGAGCTGTACCGCGCTGTGTGGGATGGGAAGAAAGAGCTGCGAGTTGATGTATCCTGTTGGGATATTGACAGTAAGATTAAACTTGCAACACTTGCCGAATCCATTAAAAATGAAATTGAAAACTCAAAAAAGAATAAGTAATGAAACTCATCGAATTTAAACTGACACTCGCAGTCCCGTGTGACGTTGACGAAGCAGCCATTAAGGAAGCAAGTATTGTGAATATGATAAGAGACTACGCATCCAATTGTGATATCGAAGAATGCGGAATTGAGCTGGCCAGAATGGACAAACCGCAAACAGCATCAGAGCCCAAGGCACAGTCCGGCACCAAACAAGCAAACAAAATGAGGTGAAAGATGAGATTCAAATTCGAAATCACAATGCGCAACGATTTCTGCATCACGGAAGAAGATATTCTCGACGCAATCGTTGAATGTATTGGTGTGGATGAGGACGACATTGAAGTAACTCAGATCGATACGTGTGAATAACATGAATGAAATACTCCGATTAATAGGGATCATGGCGATATTGACTGCGTTTATATGGTTAGCCATAGGAGACGAATGGGATGAATACTGACTACACACTGACGGAAGAGGAAACGGCTAGAGTTGAGAGAGAAGTAGAGAAGGAACGAAAATACTTACAGGCGATACGCAAATGCACCGATAAGAAAATTGAAAAGATGCTGCTGCTCGTCCGTAAACGAGCAGAACAGAACATTATTTACTTTAACTTAAAGAAAAAAGAAGGGGAAGCAAGACTTAGAACTGTGAGATGTGAAGTAGTGCGAGAATCCTTAGTTGAAGCGATCGATACTACTTTTAAACTTTTGTTTCCTCCGGAAAACCCTGATAGCAACCGGGTAAAAATGCTCGAGGAATCACAAATCAATTTCCTTGTAGAACATACAACTGCAATCATCACAGCCTATATCCATGAATCTGTAAATAAAACTGAGGAAAGCCAACAATGAACTGGCCCCAAGCTACTGTCGATATCGCAACCGGACTATTTGCCGTTCTTGTACTTTACATAGTCATGGTTAAGGCTAACTAAACCAAATACCAAGAGAATCAATCAGAAAGATCAACATGAAATATGCAAGCGTCTGTTCGGGAGTGGAGGCGGCATCCAAGACCCCCGAAGCGGGCTCTGCATTGCCTATTGCAGACTTCTTAAAACTGTGCGCCCCCGATGGTTCGTATGGGAAAATGTGCCTGGCGTATTCAGCACAAACGGAGGAGAGGACTTCAAGGCTTTCCTCCGGAAAATTGATGAAATCGGGTATTCTTGCGCATGGCGAGTGTTGGACGCTCAATACGTGCGAGTGGACGGATTCCCTCGTGCCGTTCCTCAAAGAAGACGGCGTGTGTTCGTTGTCGGATATCTTGGAGACTGGAGATATCCCGCCTCGGTATTATTTGAGTCCGACTGCCTGTCGGGGAATACTTCGCCGCGCAGAATCAAAGGGACGGAAGTTGCCGGAAGCCTTGCGGCGGGTGCTGGAGGAACAATCGAAATAATGGCTACTGGACAGGCGAATGCGGAGACGGCGACAGACCACTGTGTGAATCTGACCTGTAATCACGAAGCGCCAATAGTATGCTACGAGAATCACGGCCAGGACAGTCGGATCAGAGAGATCGATTGCGCTCCGGTTCTCTACGCAAAAGCCGGAACCGGGGGAAACAATCTGCCATTGGTTGCTTCATCGGTTGTCCGCCGTCTGACACCGCGCGAATGCGAGCGGCTGATGGGGTTTCCCGACGATTACACCCGAATCCCTTGGCGTAGGAAGCCCGCGGAGCTCTGCCCCGATGCTCCGAGGTACAAGGCATGTGGAAACTCAATGTGCGTGAACGTCATGCGATGGATCGGAATGCGAATCGAAATGGCAGAAAGGAAAATGAGATGAGCGAAGAAAAGACCTGAATAATTAAAAAGAACAGCGGAATTCGAGGAAACATAAAAATCTGATTCGACAAATTCCGCTTGTTCAGCGTTAGATACTGTTAATGTAGCATATTTTGTCAACTTTTCAAGGTTTTACACAATAGAGGATTTGAAATGAGCGAAGAGAAATGCCAGAAGTGCTGGAATGGTGAGTATCCACTTTTTATCGAGTGGGACGAATCCAGGCAGATGGAGTTCGTTGAAGAAGAAGCAGAACTGATAGAGTTCTGCGCTTCACGTCAGCTTAATCCGCGCGAACTTCAGTATTATGATGCGGAATCTATGTACGCATGGGAAGGGGTCTATGTAAACGCCTATGAACTGGAGGATGAGTATGGCGAACTGGACGAGGAAGTTCAGGCACTTATTGACGAGTTCGAGCAGAAGCTCCGGGCGATAAAACGTCCTATCAGATATTGGGCGTCCAATACTCCGATCAAGATTTCAGAAGCTCAGTTGGAAGAATGGTATGTGAAAGTGAAGGGTAATTTAGCATGACTGAACTTGAATCGAGCGTGTCGCCGCTGGAGCTGTGCAGGCAGATTTCTAGACAACTTTCCGAACTGTTGAACTACACGGTCGTCTGCAAGTACGACGAATCGGAAAATCTGTTTTACGTGCAGATTTTCAATGTGGTTTTTGACAGGTTCGACGAGGTTGAAGCGAAGGTATCCGACTACTCCAACGCTAACTATGAGCGATTGGGTGCTTTTTGCATTCCGGTGATGTTTACTCCGGAGCAGACGCGTGATTGTTTTCCGATGTACGCGGAGTTGGAAGCCGAGCGAGACCAATTCCGGAAGGTCGCGGAAAAGCTAGTATGGCTTTACAGTGACGAGCATCAAGAACGATTGGACAATGGATTACGAATTGATGGATTCCACAGTCACGAATGGTTGAGCATGATTCTGGATATGGCGCACAAAGCGCTGGAAGGAGCGGGAGAATGAGTACGGTAAAACGGTGGAAGATTAAAGAACACTACGTAGCCGGAGAGTTTGCAGGTTACGTGGTCGTTACGGACGACAAATACGAGGATGTAGTCTGCCACGGTATTGGCGCAGATTTCCGAGGCAGTGGCAGCGTATAACGCCACGGACGGGAAGGGGTGGGAACCTCGGTGGCCGCAAGAGGGAGATCGGTATTTTTTCGTTACGGCGTTCGGTACGATAGATCATCTCGTCTTCTACAGGAACAAGTTCAGCCAAAGGATGCAGGCTTTCGGCAACTTCTTCCGGGCGGAGGAGGATGCGAAAGCTGCCCTTGAGCGGGTCAAACAGGCGCTGAAAAAGTAAAAACGGGGCTGAAAATGAACCTTTCCGAAATTGACTTTATTCAGGTTGTCGTGCGGATATGCGGCAAGTACCACATGGTTTTGCTGAACGAAGCTACAAAACTGATGTTGCCGGAGTTAATTGTTGGCATGGAGGGAAAACTTCGACTGCTTGAAACGGAACTCCCTTTGAAGAAATCAGCATCAAAGAGATGAATCGAATTTCAGAAATGAGCAAATGCCAAGAAAAACAGTGAACCGTTGCAAAATCTGCAACAATTGAAGGAAGTGGAGTGATGGGACTTGATGTAATTGTGTTCAAAGTCGTAATGCCGAAAGACACGCTCGATACAGTTGAAAAGGTGTCGGCATTTGAGGCGGAAAATGAATGCTCATTTCATACAGTGGAAAACTGTCCGGCCATTATCGGAAGTAAATTTGAAGTAGAAGCACCTATCGAATATATCGATTTCGATCCGCTGTTTAAAAAACTAGGGCTGAATGAGGATGACTACAGCTGTATCGCCAGTTACTGCGGCTGTGGGCGTGATCGTTTCGAGTTCCTCCCTGACAGTATCAGTACGGAATCTGATCGTAAAACAATTGAGGAAAACACCATAGTATTTGAAGAGGAGGTGTATCCAACTAAAATTGTAATGGAGAAAGGATTTTTTGTCGGGAAAGAAGTCGGTTATCAACGAAAAGGAGCAAACAAACGATTCTACGACGATGGGAAATGGGATAACAACACAGTTGTAATTGACAGGGAAACCCTGCTGGATGACTGGGAAAAATATTTTTCAGATGAAGATGATGCGTATTATGGGAAAAATGCAAAGCAGCACTTCAAAGAAAATATTATTGACAAATTTGTAGACGGAGAAACTATAGTTTGCTACTGGTAAAAATTGAGGCGGAGAAACGAGCAAGTACCTAGGAAGTATAAGTTAACGTTTCTAAAATTGGGGTGTGGATGTAAATACAACACTAACCCGCCCCCGCCACAAAAACTCGAGCCGATTTGGTGCTCCTAATAATTAGGGATTCATAACCAAATCGGCTCGAGTTCGATTTTTGATTTTTAACTTATTGCTTAATCCTCCGGTTTACTTGCTTCGATATCGTTTATAGGCACTGCCGGATCGCTTGATCCCGGTTTTCGGTTTCCGGACGCCGGGCAGCCTGTCCGCTTTTTTGATATAATATTTCATACGACCGCCGGGCGGTTGCGCCCGGCCCGATAACGATTATTTACCAGATTCCGTCTTGGCTTCCGCTCCCTGTTCAGCTTGAATCGGAAAATTGACCTGTTCACGCAAGTAGACCAGCGCGGCGGAGGGCTCTGGCACCACAGTATACCCATTACGGACGGCGGCAATCAAGGCTTGCGCAATCGTTCTTGTTGCGGCAATCGCCATGTCATCCCCTGTTGCGTCGCGCATAACCCGGACGCAAGCCCGCGCGAATGCGTCTACTTCACCACGATAACCCGTGAATGTGAAACCCTCGCAACAAACAAGGCGGGCTGCAACTTCAGCCATGGTAAGGGCCTGCGGCTTATTGGCCGCCTTGACCTTTTCAAGCGCCTTAGTAGCGGCCTGAACGGCCGCGGAGGCCGCCATAATCTTTTCAACGTCTCCGGAAGCGGCGACCGTCCGGAGATTATTCGTTGCCTCCTCCAAAGCCGCCTCAGCTGCCTTAACCGCCGCCGAAACGGCGGGGCGAGCCGTTTCCGCAATAAAACGCCTATAAGCGGCTTCCGGCTCAATGGCGCGGGTTTCATTGACTTCGGTAACTTCCTTGACTTCCTTGACTTCCTTGTTCTCTTTCATGATATCCACCTTTCGTTAGTTTTGGCGACCACTACGGCCGCCTGTTGTTATCTTTACATTAATGTTTATGCCGTATGCAATGCATAGTAAATTGTATCCGCTATCGTCCTCAATATCATAACTAAAAAACATTTCGCAAAAGCCGTATACTTTATTAGAGGGTACATTGCCGAGGCTGCAATGTGATATCGTATGTACTGTAACAAAATTATCACAAAACACTAATTCACAATCTATAATCGAAAGTGTATGATCATACACGAATGTTCCTTGGCGTGCCGCCTAACTAAGTCGCAAATGCGCGCTTCCGTATTAAGTTTGTTGCTTTTCAGCTCTTTGATACGGTTGCGAATTTCTTTTCTATATACGATTTTGCTAAAATCGCTGGTAATGTAGTTAATGTTCATGATTGCGCCCCCTTGCGTTGTGTTTTCCTGTTACAGTGTATAACATACATGCTTTTCAAAACAATTCAAGCATGTTTTCAAAGAATTTTTAACTTATTTTTCGATAACAGAAAAATTCAATTATTTTCACGGTTTATTGCAATTCTCGCTTGACTTTACGGAAAATATGTGCTATCGCGCGCATGTACATTATATGGGGCGGCGGCCAGGCGGATTTAGTTCAGGAATTGACTATCTAGGAATTGACTATCGCGGAATTGACTATCGCGGAATTGACTATCGCGGAATTGACT